TCGGGTTCTAGCAGCGACGGACGTATGCGCGGCACAGCGGCCTTCTGTGGCGCTCTGCGCACTGGCCGGTGGGCGGGCCGGCTTTTACAATTGCAAAACTGCCCCCGTCCTACGATCAAAAACAAAGAAATCGATCTATGGATCGAAGCCCTTAAAGCAGATGCGGAAGATCTCGTATGACAACGGTGATGGAAGCGTGCAGCAGCGCGGTTCGCGGTCTTATAACCGCACCTTCTAAAAAGAAACTGGTTATAGCAGATTTGTCAAATATTGAGGGCCGAGTGCTAGCGTGGTTAGCCGGCGAAGAATGGAAGCTCCAGGCGTTCCGTGAGTATGACACGCAGATGGGACTAGACGGACGCTGGTATAGCGGAGACGAGCTGCGAGCCGCTGCCTTAGCCGGTACGCCTGTTCCTGTAGAGCTTAACGCTAAGGGTGATCCGGTGACGCTTGGCTCTGACCTGTACAAGCTCGCCTACGCGAAGGCGTTCGGCGTAAGCGTCGATGAAGTTGACGGCATGATGCGGCAGATCGGCAAGACCATGGAACTGGCTTGCCTGGGCGGCGACACCCTAGTACTGACGAAGGAGAAAGGATACATTGCCATTCGGGATGTAACTACAGACGTTCAGTTATGGGATGGTGAAGAGTGGGTAAGACATCAGGGTTTGGTTCGGAGAGGTGTGAAGCCGGTTGTACGTGTCGCCGGCATTCTGGCAACGCCGGATCATTTAATCAAAACCCGGCAAACATGGAAGCCGGTCGCGGAACTCGTTTCAAACGAAAAATACCTTTGCCAAGCATTGGAGACCGGTTCGAAGAGCTTACCGTTGTCGGACACAACCTCGGGCCGGCCGGAGGTCCGTCGGGGATTCTTACCGTCCAGTGCTCATGCGGGGCGGAACCTCATCACGTTTACGACTACAACTTGCGTAAAGGGAAATCGACCCGGTGTAATTCCTGCGCCAAAAAGAAAGCGGGCCACTGGCGTAAAAACTACTGGGCATACGCTGACATCGTGCCTTCAGACGATCATCGGCGCCGCTTGTTGGGCCGTATATCCGCCTGCATTAATCGTTGCCACAACCCAAAGGACGGCGGGTACAAAAACTACGGGGGTCGAGGCATTCACGTCCATGGACCTTGGCGTGAAGACCGGCGAGCTTTCCTCGCCTACATCGTCACCCTGGAAAACTGGGATATCGCGTCTTACGAACTGGATCGAGAAGACGTTAACAAAGGGTACGAGCCAGGCAACCTGCGGTTCATCACTCGAACCGAAAACGCACAGAACCGAAGAAAAATCGGAACCATGCAGAAAACCATCATGCGACTCGAAGCTGAAAATCGAGACTTACGACATCGCCTTCTGCGGGCCGAGGAACTGCTTCTCGATTCTCTCTGACCGCGGCCCGCTGATCGCTCACAATTGCGGATATGCCGGCGGCGTAGGTGCCTTTATTACCTTTTCGCTGGCATTCAACATCGACTTGGAAGCAATGGCCGAGAAGGCGGTTAGCACGATTCCCAAATCGACGCTTGATGAAGCGGCCGGCTTCCTTGAGTGGCAGCTCGGCCAGGGTAAGAGCCAGTACGGTCTTAGCGATCAGGCGTTCATCGTGTGCGATAGCTTCAAGCGCCTGTGGCGGGAGGCGCACCCTAACGTGGCTAGCTACTGGAAAGAGCTGGAGAACGCCTGCAGAAACGCGATCAACAATCCGGGGCAGACGTTGACCTGTCGGATGCATAAGGTACGCCGCGACGGTGCTTGGCTTCGCGTCATGTTGCCGAGCGGGCGTTACCTCTGCTATCCGTCGCCTCGCGTTGAGGACGATGGGCAAATCACGTTTATGGGTATTAATCAATATTCCCGAAAATGGGAAAGATTGCGCACATATTCTGGGAAATTGGCGGAAAACACTACACAAGCAGTTGCGAGGGATGTACTCGCCCACTCAATGCCGAGGATCGAAGCATGGCGCCCGTAGAGTTTGAATCAGGCCTGGAGATCGTCGTAACCGTACACGACGAAGTGATCTGCGAAGCTCCTGATGATCCTGCTTTTTCACACCACATCCTCTCAGCCCTCATGGCCCAAGGTGAAGACTGGACAGAAGGCTTACCGCTCGCCGCCGCCGGCTTCGAAGCGTATCGCTACCGGAAAGGTTGACGGCGAGTTCTATCTAGGAATACTATCTAGATTCTACGGTTTCTAGATAGGTTAAATGCGATGCGCGAACAAGTATATTTCGGTCGGCTTTGCCCGAAGCACCCTGAGTTTAGAGGGGAACGTTGGATCAAGTCCTACCGCTGCGTTGAGTGCCTGCGGATCTACGCGAAGAGATATCGCGATTCGAAGAAAACCATATTTCAGGAGGTAAGCTAATGCGCAATATCCAAACGCGTGAAGGTTTTGACCTATGGGACAAAGTTCATGAATTGCCGCGCTTCAACTTCTGGCGCGGCGGTGAAGACGAGAAAGGCAGCGTGATTCGTGTCCCAGCAAAGCACGGCCATTGGATTCATTTTGACGACATCGCAAAACTGGCCGACCAGTACCAAGACGAGATCAACAGCCTCCGCGAACGTCTCGCGCGTCTTGAACTGAAGGCGGTGTGAAATGTTAGAACGCGATATCGAAGCGTATCTGGTGAAACGGTGTAAGGAAATCGGAGCGCTTTGCGACAAGTTTACTAGCCCCCAGCGTCGTTCGGTCCCTGATCGGCTGATCACCTTCAATGGTCGCGTGTTGTTCGTTGAGCTGAAAGCGACCGGCAAAAAGCCTACCGAAGCTCAGGTGCGCGACCACGAGCGTCGCCGTGCTGCGGGTGCCGAGGTGGTTTGGCTGGATAGCTGTAAAGCCGTGGACAACGTAATCCGTGCGCTTGAAACGAAGAACCCTGTTGCGGCGACCCTTCACTCGAATCAGGTCTACGGCTAATGGCAATTGACTTCATCCCCCGCCGCTATCAAGAGCTGATCGGCGGCTTCATCGTCGGCAACAAGCGTTGTGCTGTATGGTCGTCTCCCGGTACAGGGAAAACGGGAGCAACGTTGTCAGCACTCGAAGACCTGACGTTCGTTGAAGACGTGTACCCGGCTTTGATAGTGGCGCCGCTCCGTGTCGCGCGTACCACCTGGCCGAACGAGGTGCGCAAGTGGAACCATCTCAAGCATCTTCGGGTTGTTGTCGTCACCGGCACGCTGAAGGAACGCCGCGCCGCGTTACGCATTCCGGCGGACATCTACACGACCAATTTCGAGCAATTACCGTGGTTGGTGGAGGAGTTGGGCGACCGCTGGCCCTTCAAGACCGTCGTAGCGGATGAGGCGACCAAGTTGAAGGGCTTCCGCTTACGGCAGGGCACGCAGCGCGCCAAGGCACTTGCGAGGGTCGCTCACACGAAGGTTAAACGCATCATCCTCCTGACCGGTACGCCCAGTCCGAACGGTTTACAGGATCTTTGGGGGCAGATGTGGTTCGTCGATAAAGGTGACCGCCTTGGGCGAACCTTCGACGCCTTCAAGCAGCGATGGTTTCACGCTTCGCACACCGGGTTCGGCGTAGAGGCGAACGACAACGCCCAGGCGCAGATGCAGGAAGCATTGCGCGACGTGTGTATCACAATCGATGCCGCCGACTGGTTCGACCTGGAAGCGCCCATCATCAACAAGATCATGGTTGAGCTGCCAGCTGCGGTGCAGGTCATGTACAAGCAGATGGAAAAGCAGTTCTTCCTGGAACTGGAAAGCGGAACGCAGATTGAAGCACTGAACGCTGCGGCTAAGTCGATGAAGCTTATGCAGGTCGCGAACGGCGCCATGTACCTTGAAGGTGGCGAAGCGTGGGAGGTTGTGCATAACGAGAAGCTGGAAGCGCTTGAGGAGATCGTAGAGGAAGCCGCCGGTATGCCGATCCTGTGCCTATACAACTTCAAAAGCGACTTGGCGCGTCTCAAGAAGCGATTCCCGGATGGGATTGACCTGTCGCAGAAAGGGGCGCTGGAACGGGCTCAGGCAGGCGAAGGGCGGATATGGTTCGGCCACCCGGCCAGTATGGGCCACGGGGTCGATGGTCTCCAATATCACACGAACATCATGGTGTTCTTCGGCTACTCCTGGTCGCTGGAGAACTACCTGCAGGCGATCGAACGCATTGGACCCACCCGCCAGTTGCAAGCCGGGTTCAAGCGTCCGGTGTTCATGCACATGATCATGGCGAAAGACACGATCGACGAACTGGTACTGGAACGCCTGCACAGCAAACGCGAGGTGCAGGATATCTTGATGGAAGCCATGAAAGAACGTGGCTACCTAGACGACGCAGCTTGACTACAAGTCGAATCTTGCATAAGCTTGCGTTACTTAAACCAGTCCAGGAGAAGGGCAATGGAAATTCGTATCGAGCAGAAATGGGCACTTGAAGAACTGGCCGATGCCCTGCGGCATCTGAAAAGCGTCGGGATCGCAGTAGTCCTATCGGAAGGCGAGATGTATCTGAGCGGGATCGCAGACAGCTCAGTAATCCTCAAAGGACTCTCTGGTGATGCCGTTGAGGAAGCTGTCAAGCGCATAGAAGACGAACAACCCATCCCCGATAACTGCGACGACTGCTGAGAGGTTTGAGCATGAACGATTCGGATGAGAGAAAGAAGTTTGAAGAACTCTTCGTAGAAGGCCACCTTCCACCATTCACTCCTCATGGTATGCCTGATTTTACCGCCGAAGGCCTCCTACGCTGCTTGGCGAGGGACGAGGAAGGTGAATACGTATCGGTCTATCTGAAGGGCGCTTGGTGGGCTTTTCGGGCTTTATCTTCCGGTCTTCCAACGCCTTATAGGGATCTAAAGCATTACTAAAGAGGATTCAGCATGATTAACAACTGCCTATTGCATGGAACATACGCCGGCGTCACATGTGCGACCTGCGATATGAATCGCAGCGAAGCCGCGCAGAAAACCGGCGGCAGCGTCGACTACTACAAATGCCATGTCGCAGACCCGATCAGCGGAGGCCCAGCCTACACCGCTGAGAGCATCGACATTATCGAAGCGCTAGGCATGACCTTTGCGGAAGGCGAAGCGTTTAAAGCGATCTGGCGTACCTGCACTGGCCGCATGGGCGGCGCGGTAAAGGCTGACAACAAAGCGTTATACAACGCTGAGAAAGTCGAATTCTTCGGCGCTCGCATGGTGCGGGCCGCAAAAAGGGGTGAAGCGGAATGAGCAACAGACAGTGGGACACGAAAAAAGAATTTAAACCCAACTACAAGCACTTGGCGCGAGTTTGCTTTCTCGGGGTTTTCGATGCGTGCCGTCAGCCGGATTGGAGATACGCATTATCGTCCCTCGGGGAGGCTCTGTGGAGGCTAGCCGGACACGCCGGCAATATCTTAGCCGCTACGGCCGTATTGCTACTGAGCCCTGTTTTATTCCCGATCTTGTGCCTTACATTGGGAGGTTTGAATCGCCGCGCACGGCTCGATTATCTCCGTCGTAACCGCTCCATGGACGAGGACATTTAATGAAAATCGGCGTACCGGTGAAATGTCAAAATGGGCACCGCGCAGTGTGGTTCTACAGCTTTCGCGGGCTTGACGTGATCAGTCAAGGCGTTCGGCAAAGCGAGAAATGCGCGTGCCCCAAACACGAGATCGGCCAGGGCTATTTTGCCGACGGCGAACCGTTTGTCGTAGTCGGCAATCCGCCGCAATGGGAAGAGCAGAAATGAAAATCCTAGCCATGCTCTACGTTATCGCTTTCCCCGGCGCAGCGCCCCAGCCAGTGGCCGCGTACTTCACGCGGGACGCCCAGGTTATTTGCCAGGCGACAGCCGCTGCGCAAAATGCAACCGAGGAAGAGGAGTATTACTGTGAGTGAATCAAGACCTAGATTTTACGCTCCGTTGCTACTGGAACCGGGGTATAGAGTGCTGACCTTATCGGTACTAATAGCTGCGGGGTTCTACGCTGGATATCAGTTTCCACGAGACGTTGAACTTGAGACGACAAAGCCGATTGAGTTCCGGTACGAAGTCACGCCGGAGGCGGCGAAGTATCTAGTCCAGAAAGCGTTTGCGGGTTGCCCTACTTCGGCGGACTAGAACGCTTCCTCAATTCCGACCGGCAGAACTGCAACTCGGCAAACTGCCGGTCGAGTCCTCTTCGCAGATCCCAATAAGCGCGTCCAGCTTCGGCTGTAAGCTCTGCGGTTCCGCTGACAGCTCCGCCGGGAACGGTTCCATCGGCGCGCACTGTTGGACAACTGGCTTTGATCCGCAGCCGCTTAGTACCATCAGCAACAGCCCGCTCAAGAGCACTCGTCTCATTCTCTTTACCTGCTTTGTACTCGATGAAGGTTTGCCGGATGGCTTCTGTCTGTGCGCGTGACGCAATTAGGTGTTGGTTCACCGCGTCCACGTTCGCGCTGATCGCCGTAGCGGTTGCGAGATCGAGTTCCTGTACATCAGTCTCCCAGCGGAGCCCCTGGACGTACCACGCTACGAGAAAACCGAACAGCATCACGCCGCCGTAGCGCCAGATTATCCCAGTCATAACAGAACGCTCAGCGCGAGACGGTATCGCTTCTTGCGATCCTCAAGACCGTTCGTGCCGCCGTTGATCGCTTTCGTGATATCGGTAAACCGATCTTGATCGGCCAGCGCATTCAGATTGCGAGTCGTCCAGTACCAGGTCGCGGACTTGGCGGCCCACTCCGGCTGTTCCAGCAATTCAGGGTTCTTCAACAGGCGATCGTCACCGAAGAGTGCTTTGCTCGCTTTGGCGTAGTTGGCGCGGCCGGTGATCTGAATGAGGCCACGTCCTGCAAACTTCGCCCCGTCTCCGAGTTGCGTATTGCCCAGGTCTGCCCGCCCATCGTACTTCGCGAAATACTTGTCGCCGCCCAGTTCTTTGACGTAAACCAATGAGCCCGACTCGTGGCCGATCTGCGCTAAGAAAGCCGCTTGCCTGCGTCGATTGTTGATGTTTGCCGCTTCCATCGCCAAGGATAATGCCGGCGCCCACTTCTGCGCGCGAGCCAGGGGGATGTTCATCGCCAACATGAGTTCGGTTGCGTCCATGAGGAGAGCCTGCTTTAGGATTGGGTGCCCAGGGGAGGAAGAAATTTAGCGGTATTGCCGCGGTTGCCGACGAGAATACAAGTCTGGGCAAACACGTAGACCACTAGCCAAGGTTCGGCCGACGCGGAAAGCTGGAAGTAATTAGTTAGACCTTGAAACACCATGGCGAGTGATGAGCCGCCGATCAGAATAGCGATAACCGTCGCCATTGGCCGGCTTCGCTGTTCGCTCATGTAAGCGAGAATGGCTAAAATGCCGATCCCCAAAAGCGCAACCCTTGTGCCGACAAGCCAAGTGCCGGGAACTGAAAAGACGTAAACGATTGCTAGAATCGTTCCCACTATGTAGATACGATCCTTTGCCTTAAGTCTCATCGTTTCCTTTCCTCAGTACAGGGATGCGGTCAACGATAGCCCCAAGCCATTTGGGCAGTGGGCCATCATTGCGGATCATCAAGTTCACCGCGCCCAACAAGGTAGCCGATACGGCGGCGGCGATCACCGCTACGATCATGGCGTACTTGGCAACGTCAGGGTCTGTGGAACCGGCGATAGCTGAACCGGCTGCGTAACCCGCGCCCCATGAGAATATTAAGAGTGCAATTTTGCGGAGAAGTTTTTCGTACCACTTACCGACGGTCGGATCGGCAAAAGCCAGAAAGCAGAAGCACCCGAAGGAAGTACCCATGGCGGAAGCTGGATGCAGTTGCTCGGCCAGGGCGAAAATGCAGAGCCAGGTTAGGGCCAGGCACTGGCCCTGTGAATTCAGATCGATCATGCGCAGGCCCCTTTTAGATTACTGCGCATGATACCACTCTGCTACCCGGGAGGAAACGCATCGTCGCTCAGGTACATCCTCGCATCGTAATTCACTGCCTTCACGTTACACGTACGCGTACCGCGCGGCGCTACGTCGGTGATCAAAGCAGGAAACATCCATTTTGATTCATGCCCGAACTGGATGATTGGCGGCGTATCAATGTTCCCGCTCAAGTCAGGCACGAAATCCAAAGTAGGGATCGAGAACGTGTAGTCGTCGATGCGCGTTGCGATATACGGCCCCGAGGCGCTGCCATCCTTGCGTCGTACCAGAACCTTGTACTGGCCTGGAGTGGACCAGTCTAATGGCTCTGAGGACTCTAGAGTCACGGGAGGGCCAGCGATGTATCCAACCACTTCGGCGCTCTGCCCGTACCCTGGCGTGGCAACGCCGAGCGCCACGTAGTCGAAGTAAGAACTGTTGAGCGCGTCCAGCTCTGTTTCGAAACTGTATTCACGTTGGCGGTACAAATGGGCGCGACGCCGACGCATGCCCCACCGCCAGGCTTTGTACCGGACGCCCACGCCTTCTAGCTTCAACTTTTCAACGCGTTCGCCAGCGTCCCCCGGCAGACGGCACTCAACGGTTTCGTCTTGCTTGGTGACGTGGTCGTAATACTCGACATCCACGCCGTCGAAGTCATCCGGCTGATCCGGCATCGTGAAATCGTAAGACAGCGGCGCAAGCATGATTTCGGGGTTGTACATCTGATCAAAGCTCGGGCCGCGCGGCTCGTCACGCACTGGTACGAGCAAGCCACGATCGATCGTCAGTTCCGAGAAGCCGGCCTGCAGCGCTTCTAGCAGGTACGCTTTAACTGTCTTCGGCTCCGTCACAGTACGGTCGTAGTAATCGGCGCGAGGCGTCCACCGAGTCGACTCAAGGCGTTCTAGTTCAACCAGGTCAACATCGGTCGTATCCGAGTACCCGACGCTGCGAAGGATATGCCCAATGGCCGCAGATATCTCACGGGTCGGTTGAGGCGCTTGCCACGCGCCGCCACGCAGGACGGGAAGAATCCGAGTGCATGCCAGGTTAATAAGACTTTCACTTTGCGACGAAATGCGGTCCCCGCCTCGAATGTCGCAGGTCATGGTCGTCATGCCTTCATACGACGTTGGCGATGAATAAATCATCAACGCCTTTAAGCGCTGCCACATCATTGTGTCGTTCTGTTCTTTGTCGGGGTCGCCGCTGCCTTGGTTGACAAAGATTTTCTTCATTCGCACTTCAGGTCGCATCGGGTACGGCAAGTTGACGCGGTAGGTGTAACCCTGCGCGTCAAGGTTGTTTGACTCGGCCTGTATGGTTGTGACGTTCCATCCGCCGCCAATGGCCATGTCACGCCATTCCAGTGACTGGTAACCAATCAGTTCGCCGTAGTTACCCTTGGCGTCGAGGAACACCAACCCACTAGGGTAGAAGATATCGACCTCAATAGCCGTGACCAACTGACCTTGTGGGCACGCGGGGAACGGGCCACGGTAGCCGCCAGAAAGATTGGAGCTGTCAAGTAGTACCTGCGCCGTGTTGCTCGATGTGCTATCCCAACCTGGCCAAGCGTTGTCATCAGTACCGCCCGACTTTATTCGTTTGACCTGTAAGGCCTGCGCTGAATAGCTCAAAACACGGAACCTGAACCCGCGATAGGACATTGCCATAACCACGGGGCCGGTTACCAATCCTGTGCCCGGGGCACCGCCTTCATAATCGACTTCCATTGTGGTAGCTGTTACCGCATGCACGACGTAGAACCCTTGGTTCTGTCCGACAATCTGGATCGTGTCGCCGACGATAAAGTTGTGCTGCGCGATAGGACCATTGATTACGTCACGTCCTCCCGAACCCGTACCATCGTCAACGGTGTAGTTGTAAGGCGCTGCCGGATTTATCAAGGTGCCCGCCACCCAGTCAGCAGGAAAGCTGCCGGCGCCCACGGGAATGCCGACCACGTCGTCATTGAAAGTGAACACTGAAGCCGTAGCCGAACCGGTCAAGCTTGATTCAACGGTAAGCTCAAGCCCTGACGCACCGGTATTACTCGAGCCTACTTCCGGTGCGGTGTACCAGAAGTAATGCGCAGGATCAGCACCGATATAGACCCCCGGGCCGTAGATAGAGAATGTCGCATCCACTCCCAGCGACAAGAGCGGGGTCTCGCCAGTCTTCACGTCGCTGAGGTTTATCTGATACGAACCCTGTCCGATACCCAAGCACATTTCTGTACGGGGCTCACGAGGAGCGGCGTAGTAGGAGCGCGGGGGGACCAAGTAGTCCGGGTAACGCTGCGGGTTGAAGCCGAACAGCTCTGGACGGACATCGTTGATCTTTACTTTGTTGCCCTTGCTGCTGCCTTGATCGAGGGCTTCCCCCGTACCGCCGGAACCAGTATTGACACCAGGGATCTTTGGCATCAACGCAGCAAGCACAGCCTTTGCACCGAACACCAGCGCGAACGTAATCGAAAACGGGTCAGTACCTTTCGGCTCCCGGTAAATCTCGACATGGTCTTTCGCGTCGAACTGAGTTGTGCGCCACTGGAAAGGCAGCAACCGCTCGCCATTCAGATAAAGACTGATGGCCAGTTTGTTCAGATCGGTACGCCTAGAAATGCCGTGGCGATACAACCACTCCGCTAAGGTTTGGCGCTTGCGAACCTTATAAGTTTCCTTGCCATCATCGGAAAGGCGGCTCGCGTAGATTTCGATCATGGTTTGTCTCGGTGGTAGGTCACAGTCGAATGGTCTCGCGCCCACTTGTGCAGAGGAATCGAACGCGGCCCGCGCTTAGGATTGATTTCCAATATCCGCAGGCCGTCAGGATACGCTACGACCAGGGCGACATGCACGCAGATACGCCCGATCAGCACGGCAGCAATGGCTCCGTCTTCTGGTTCGCACCGTTCCATGACTGAAGATTCTTCTTCATATGCTCGGGTGAATTCACGCGGGTCGGTATTGCGCAACGAACCGTACTCGGCCAACAGCCGCTTACCTTGCTCCGCGTGACGAACATGTCGGCACATCCCCCAGCAGTCGTATCTATCTGGCCCGCGCGCGCCGTCTTCGTAGGTGCAGGACAGGTATTTGTTCACCCATTCCATAATCAAATGTACCTGAGCGCAGGCGCGAAGTTGACAGTGTACAGAAGGCGCGGCCAAGCCACGCCGATCATGTTGAAGTAGCCAGTCTGCAACTGCGCCTGTTGCCCTTGGATGCTGCCAGACAGCAACGTCAACACATAGGGTTTCTCAGCAGGCGCCAGCAAATTCTTGTCCATATAGGTGCGATAGATTGCAGTGACCTTGGCGTTCGCTTGAATCGCGTCGTCGATCTTGCGTGACGCTTCACCTGTGGTGTTGTCCACTGCGAAGGCCAAGGTCTGGTTCCCCTTATTGTTCTTCGCAGCCAGCGCAATATCGATGTTGGCACCGATGAATGTAACTGTTCGACCGTCCTCGGTGACCGCCGTGACGTCCTCAAAACCGGTGCAGATAAACACAGGTTCGGCCCATGCGGCACAGGTCAATTCGAGCGTACGGATAATGCAGTCCGTACGCTCGTTGGCCCCGGCGTTTACTTCTGCCAAGATGGTGCTCATCAGGCCCCCACGTTCAAGCCAATCTGACTCAGTGTTTGAGTCACGCCCGAGCCCAAGCCCCCTATGACGTTTTCGCGGACATTATTCCCGACGACAGTGTGGTAGCTATCCGTGGCGAGGTAAATACCGAACCCTTTGTTGCCGTTGCACTGGGTTCCGTTTACAAGAATCCAGCCAGCTGCCTCAAAAATACCCGTTATTTCACCGGCAAGAAGCGCTGCACCATTTAAGCGGAAGCTGCCCCCGACGATGCTTACTCTTGGTGCAGCGCTGGTCAAGCCGCACCAGCTATTACCGATGGAGTTACAACCGGTCATTACGACTTCAGTATTGTTTGCTGTGATGTTGAAACCGCGCCCTTGGTTAGTGGCCGGGGTCGTACCATCAACCCCGCAGGCCAGCGTTCCGCAAATCTCGGAGAACACATTTGAAAGCTTGATAGTCGATACGCCGTACGTATCCAGATGGATGCCATGGCTACCTTCTTCACCAACGAAGGCACTGTGTACGCGGATCGCGTTAATGCCACATTCAGGGCGCCCAATCCAGGCGATCCCGCCGAGCAGGTTGCCATAGGTGCTGACCGACGACATGTCGCCCATACTGGCGCCCGCTGGCCCTCCCGGAATAGGCACAACGGTGCTAAATAGCATTCCGTAGCCGTTACACCGCTGGCTGATACCCTTGTTGAACGTCCACTGCAAGGCTGCGATGGTAGACGTGCCTTCCGCGTGAACACCATGCGAGTAGCAGTTGTCGACCAGGTAATCACGGACTTCTGAATAGCTGGTTGGGCCTAAATACATCCCTTTCCAATGCCGATAGATTCGAATGTCGCGAATCAGGCCGAGTTGCGAGTAGCCGACACAGTGGATACCGTCGTGCCCCGTGGTGTTGCCGTAGTTGCCGAGCGGGCGCGTCAACGTGAAGCCGCCAATCTCGTAGTTTTCCGCAAAGTCCGCGATCACGATTGTGTGACCAGCAGTGATGGACGATAACAATGTTGAAGTTCGGCCAGCGCCAATCAAAGCTTGGTTCGAACCGATATTGATGGTCGTCAGAATTCGAAAGGTCTGGCCATACGCAACCGGGAAAAACGCATAACCCAGCGCTGCTATGGAGGCGTTCGCCGCAACGCCGCAATCGGTGGCGTTGTCAGCCACAGCGCCAAAGAAGGTAACCGGGATTGTGAAGCCTTTAATTGCTGCGCCAATAGAACCGGCGAGATAGGATTCCGACATTGAAAAACCGCTGAGCCCCGCGCCCGATGGGTCCGCCAGTTCCTGCCGCAACGCCGCATCACCGCGCGCTACAAACTTCGCTTCATCCGACGCCCAGGTGGTCGTAGTGAAGGGGAGCGCAGCTTGTTTCGCCGAATACAATTCGCCTAAGTATGTAACCGTTTGAGTTGGGCGAATAAGAGAAATACCAGGGGCGTAGGGGACCGGCGTTTCGTAGCCAGAATTGGAAAGGAAGGTTGCGAAGTCCAGTTCCATACCGGCCCAACTCTGACGGCGACGGCCCAACCTATCAGGGTAAGCGGGTGCATCGCCTAAGAGAAGGTCGTCGAGGTTCGAGGCGTTGTTGTACAGCGCCTTCGGCGAAGTCGTGCCAATGGGCAAATCCGCTGTAGGGTATTTATTCATGCTTATTTCCACCGTCCAATAGCTACAAGATTAAGTGTGCCAGTATTGGCGGATGTGACATGGTTGTACAAGGCGTACGTACCCCACGTCGTAGCCGTTGAAGCAGTGTACGCCCCGCTGGCCCAGCCACCCCCGCTCGACAAATGCGCCTCAGGCAGAACAATTGGCACGCCAACAAAGGCTTTGGTGAAGCTGCCAGACCCGGTTTGCAAAGAAGTAAACAAACCACCCGCCGCATTGTTTACGGCACCTGTGGCGACTGACTTGACACATATCTGCAAACCGCTTGCGAAGCGGTAGCAATCGCCGCCCGCCCCAGTTGTAAATTCCATTGCGGCTCCGGACGGCACGCCCCCGGTATCCTGCACGGTGCCGACCATGGTGGCGTAAATTGCCAGCATATTCGCGACCAGTGTGCTGCCGCCAAGTGCGGGTGTCGGCGTTGTCGGGCTACCTGTAAACGCGGGAGAAACGGTTGGAGCCGCACCCAGTGCGGTACGTGCCGCCGCTGCCGTGGTCGCCCCGGTCCCGCCCTTGTTAAGCGGCACAGTGCTTTCGGTGGCGACGGTGCCTAAACCCAAGACGGTGCGCTGGTCAGCAACGGTCGTGGCAGCTGCAAAGGTGCGCGCCTGCGCCGTCAAGTCGTAGGTTGCCAAAGCCCCGGCACCCGTTGCGTAGATGCCTTTGTTGACCGCAAGTGTCAGACCCGCAAGTGCCGAAACATTGGGGCTTACAAGGGCATTCGCGTCCTGCTCCATTTGCCACCAGGTTTTGCGGGGCACCAACAGGCGATCCAATACACTGGGGACCTCTTCATTTAGCAATAGATCGAAGATCTTGGCGTTATCGTCAAGGTCTCGTGGATCATTCGAGGGAACTGGATTGTTAGTTTGGTATAGGCTCATGGTTGCGGCCAGTCCTCATTAATTGCGTTGTCCAAGGCTTCTGCGTATATCTGCCAAGGGCTTAAAGGCCATTCCTGATTCATGGCGTAATCGAATATATCAGCTTCAAAAACATAGTCCGGCAAAATTTCCACCCATCCTGGCTCAAGTAAAGGTCTGTTGCGTAGCTCGCAGGTTACCCGATAGCGCCAAAGAAATTTCCCGGTCAACTCCCCGCCTACGGGGGTCTCCGTAAACCTTACCTCTTGGACTTCAAACCCGAGCGGCGTCAGCAGCGTCAGTTCAAACCATCCGGCCCCTACTACTTGCGCTGCCCATGCCTCGAAGAACCTAGCCTGAACAGGATCCATGATCCATTGTAGATTCACCATTGTCGGAACATTGGTGAACTCGATACGCTGTCTAGCCCGCCCGCTATCCATTGGTGTGCGTTGGATGTTATTGACAGGCGTGAAGGCGTAGCTGTCTCGCAGAGGGCAAGGGAGCCCCGCAGGATATGCCGGAATCGCCATTAGCGGCCCACCGATTGCAGGCCGAACTTACGGTTCAGCGCGTCAGTAGTGCGGCCATCGCCGAGCAGGTCCGCTACGAACACGTCAATCATTTTTTCCCCCTGATCACCAGTGCGCTCTTCCGATTGCCCGGCGCGTGATGCGTCTTCGATCAAGTTTACCGTAGTGCCACCATTTCCGGTTGGGGATTTTATATCGTTGAGCGTTTTATCCAGCTTGGCGCTGGTCTGTGCAGTAGTCACGCGCTCGCCTTTCTGCAGAAGCCAGGTGCCAGTTTCCGGGATGCTGTCGATACCGTCGTGCGCCATACCGGCCAGGGCCACGCCTTCAGCCACTGCAGTGGTCGACAAGATGGCGCCGGTAGCTGGGATGGCATTCGAACCAAATGACGCCAGGGAAGCCAACGCGGCAGCAGGCGCGTACGCGGCTGCGATCGCAGTACCTGTGATGCCCGCCTGGGCGATCGACGCTGCGGACGACGTACTACCAACCAGTAACTGAACAGCTTGGTATACGAGCCACTGCGCGGCCATCTTCACCAAGGCGCCCACCACCGCTTGCACCATCGTCCGGCCGAGATCCGTAAACGCTTCGCCTACGGTCTTGGTGCCGTCGAGGATCGACATGAAGCTGTCGGCGAGTCCGCTGCTCAGCGTGTCCAGGGTGCCGCGGACGAACTCTGAAGCCTGCTCGCTATAGCTGGTAGCCTCCTCCGCCCAGTTCATCCAGCCTTCAGAGGCGCCGAGGAAGAAATTGCCCTGTGCTTCGTCAAGCTGGTTGTAGTAGTCCTGCTGCATGACCAAGCGAGAGGCTAGGTTCTCTTCGAGGATAGCCGTCTCTTGCGTGTACAGGTCTTCGCTGATCTGCCCGGTGTTTAGTTGCTTGTTTAGCTTGTCGACTTCGGACTGATATTCTTTCCGGATCTGCAAATCTTCCTGCAGACGTTCACGAAGCTTCTCGCCTTGCCCGAGACCCGACAGTTGCGAGCTTAGCCCGTCCTGTGCTTGGGAAAGCTTCGACGATTGATTCTCCTGGAACGCGGCCAGCTTCTCAGCTTCAGAGGTTGCCTGTTTGCGTGCGGCGATTTCCTGTTCGAGTGCCACGTTACGCTTGAGCTGGGCGCGCAGCAGTTCCTCAGAAGCCAGTAGCGATTTCTGATCCGCGGTAAGAACTGCCTTGTTCTTGATGTCCGCGATTTCTTGCTCGAAGCGCGCAAGAGCTTGCGCCTGAGCTCCAAGCTTTTCGTTGGTCTCGGATTGAACCTGAAGCGCCGCCGCCTGTTGGCGGAGACTGTCCAGCATCTTCATGCCGGCGTCTTCGCGGTACGCTTTAGGTTTAGCCTGAGCTTTGTCGTACTTCGCTTGGATATCGGCCACTGTGGCGTCTATCTGCGCTTGCGATTTCCCGGCTTCTACTCCGAGCTGCCGCGCTTTTGCGATGTCTTGAGCGAGCTTTTTCTCCTCAGACATGTTGCCCTTAACAAGCGAACTCCACTCCTCATCAGCTTTAATTCGTGCCTGATTTTGACGAGTGGCTTGGGCGTCCTGTTCGGCTTGAGCTTTTTTGGAAGCCTCCCCTTGCTTCAACAGATCGAGCTGTTTTTGAAGAGTCTCGGTCGATTCATCGGCGAGTCCCAAGCCGCCCGCCACGCTCGCTAACCCGTTGGATATAGCACCGGAAATACCGCCTTCGGCTCGGGTTTTCAGAACCCTTTCAAGCAGTTCTATTTGCTTGGCAGTATCTGGAAAAAGCTCGCCCCGCACTTTGCTGTAAGCATTGCTAATAGCCGTACCAATGTCATCCCAATCGCGTTCAAGATCCGAAAGCGAATTGCGATAAGTCTTCAAACGTTCTTGGGCATTCGAAGCCAGAGTGGCGCTCAAAACGTCAAGCGCTTCCTGCTTCTTGCCCTGATCGTCTAGGGCCTTTATGACGTTGTACTGTTCCGACGTGATCAATCCGTACTGCGCGCTGATCTTTTGCGCCGCCTTAGTCGCGTTGTCGCCCATATCGCCGAGAGACTTTGCTACGTCAGCGGCGCCTTTACCGGTAAATTCCCCGATGGCCGTAGCGGCCAGGGCTAAGTTGCGAAACTGGGTCTCGCTTAAGCCCGTGCTGCCGGCCAAAGCTATCACAGCTTGGCGCGCTTCACCTAGACGTCCCGTCAAAGTCGCAGCGTCTTCGGCCAATTCGCCTAGTGAGGAAGCAGTCTGCCCTGAGCTAGCCGAACCGCTGAACAGCGCCTTATTAAACGCGCTCGCTTCTTTCTCCGCGTCGATAAACAGCGCGGTGATAGTGCCGAGAGTAGCGGCGAGAACAGTAAAAGGGTTAATCAGCCCAACGACGTAGCCGCCTAACGCGGCGGCAGCAGGCCCTATACCCCCGAACATATCCTTGAGCTGGCCGCCTTGCTGCAGCAGCACTGTCAAAGGTGCTTGGCCCGCGTATAGGGATGTCGCGATGTCGGTGAACTGGGCAGGAACGCCACGAAGATTGGCTGCGTACTGTTTAGCCGTCTGACCATTCTTCGCCATGAGCTGATCAGTCTTCGAGAGCGCATCACGAGTTTCGTTGAGCTTCTTGATATAGACGTTGTAGTCGTCTGTCGGCAGCCGTCCCGCTTTGCGGTGCGCTTCGAGCTGCTGCTCCATCTTGTCCAGGCGGGAGTAGGCAGCAACGGTCGGGTCGATCTGTCCGACTAGCCTATCCAGTGCTTCGCCCTGCCGCTTCGCTTCTTTCGTTGCGGAGGCTAAAGCGCGTTCGGCTTGATCCATACCGCGCTCAAAGCCGGCGGTGTTCGCTACCAGGTCAACCGTCAACGATCCGAGGCTGGAAACCGCCATTACTTAGACCTCATAGATGCTTTGACTATGTTGAAGAAATCTTGCGGCGTGGCTATTCGCAGCTCGTCATCCGATTCCCTATTTGGCAAGAAATCCGCTACATCTTTCTTTTGACCCATTAGCTTCGCGCCCGTGGCGCAAATCAAAGCGGCGGCCTGCTCTACCCGTTCAGCAACGTTCAGACCCCCGTGGCGCCGCATGTACTGAGCCCATTGCCGCGCTTCAACCAGTGACATGTTTTGCTGGGCTTCGGCGATCGTTCGACCGCCGATCCCATTCATCACTAGTTCGAACCAGAGGTCTTCCGGGGGTTCGTCTTTGCCGATTGTGCTTCGTTAACCGCGGTGATCAGTGCGAGGAACAGCGTGTCGCACATTGCACCGCGGCCTTCGATACCGGTTGTGCCGAGGATGTCTGCCGTGGTGAAGATAGGGCCGCCTTCCTCGTCGCACACCATGGTCGCGATCCGTGCGGCCAAGTGCTCTTGGTTACCTTCCGCGGCCTTCCACGTATTGGTAATCGTGTGGTAGGACGCCAGACGCACGCAGATATCAGCGGTCAGCTCTTCGCCTTCCGTGTTGTGCCAAGTAATTTGGCGCTTCACGAACGGCTCTTTGACGAACGCCCCTTGGGCGACCAGGTCTTTAAGGTTCAAGGTCATGGATTAGCTCGACGACTTAGGAATGAGAACAGGTTCGCCCGACACCTGAATACCAACGGTCGAAGTGACCATGGTGTTCAGCGCGAAGGTGAATGGGTAGCTGTTCATGTAGCCTTCGAAGGTCAGCCAGCTACGGGTCGGCGGCAGAACGAATTCAGGATCGCCATTACTGTCGGTGCCAGTGGTCGGTGCGACGGTGCCGTCAGAGAAACCGATAGCCCATTGCAGGGTCACGCCGGCGGTCTTCAGCTGGTGCAGACGGATGTGATTCACGTCAGCTGGATCGAACTGCAGACCGAAGGTAGCGGCGCCAGGAGTGGCGAGACCGGCTTCGTAGGTACGCGACAGGTCGTTCAGACAGGTCGTTTCGATTTGATCGATTGCGGTGTCGATACCGTCGATGGAGGTAATGCAACCCACGTCCAGCAGGGCGCCGGTATCCGGGTCGATGGTATACAGGTCTGTGCCCTGGCTCTTGATGGTCATGGGTGTAGCCTCGTGGAAGTTAGGTAGGACGGCGAAAGCATATCACGCAATGCGACAATCGCAAATTACCGATTGACAAGCCAGTCTAGCTGGAAACTCGTACGGTAAAGCTTGGTCGGTTCGTCCCGCATGTCGCCCGCATAAAAGGTGATGTAGCTCTGAAGTTCGATCGCGTATCGGATAGCTTTCGCGATCTCCGTGCATTTCGCTTGAGTACTCGCGTACACGTCCACTTGGAGGCTAATGCGGTCCGCATCCGGCCGGCAGTTCAACATGTTGTAGGGGTCGCCGCCGATCCACTGATAGACAACATACGGCTTGGCTGCGTCCTGAGGGGCAGTAGAAAAAGGATATATACGCGGCTCAGCCCCTCCCAGTAGCGCTCGGACAGTCGGGTCGGCCTTACATACAGTGTAAAAAGGCACATTCATTATGCGGGTTCCCCCTGGGCTATGCGCCCACCTTTAGCGAAATTATCAGCGGCCCACAATGGCTGCAAATTTTTATAGTGGCAGAGCGCAAGCAATTCCTCTTCATTATTGGCCGCAGCTAACGGAGTTTTATGATCCAAGTGCCACTCTCCTCGGTTCTCCCAAGTCATGCCTTCGGTGAAAAGTGCCTGTATATGACTTTTCAGAGTGATATCGTCGCAACCGAGTATCTGCCGTATGCGGGACTTCTTCGTAAAGCCCTTAGCTTTTATTGCTAGCCGAGTACGCAATCGTAAGCGGCATTTCATGGCGTGCAAAGGGTCGTTACGATATTTTTCCCGGGCTAACTCAGCGCGTCTTTCTTTTACGCGCTGAAAATATTCAGCGTTCTTAGCGGCGATCTTTTCTTTGTTCGCTTCTTTGTAAGATCTCCTGTGTTCTTTATTCCGAGAGTTCCAAGCGCGGCTCTGCTCTTTTATTTTCTCGGGATTAGCCGCCCGATAGGCAGCGTCGCAGGCTTTTTCGTGGGCGTGATTTTGATAATATTTTAGTTTTCTTCTAGCGTTTAAACAGGTTTTGCATTGTGTTTGCCGACCGCCTACGCAGGTTTTTTCCTTATGGAACTCTCCTAAAGACTTTTCAATCCCGCAGGCTTTACAGATACGGACTTCCATTAGCTTAGGTCCAGGCGAAGTAGTTCAAATTTGGCCGAGCTGAGGAATTCCTGAAATACGGCCTGTTGGTTTTGGCTTAACGCATTTTGCATGAAAGGCTGCGCGCGCATACGCGAATTACCCAGGGTCACCCACCACCAGTAATAGGTATTGCCCCCACGCTGACCCCGCCGTGTCTTACGCACGCCCACGGAAACCTTGGTCGAACCGGTCTCCTCGAAATACTTTGTGTCTTCGATCAAGGCGATGTTCTTCGAAATGTCAGGGATCGTCGAAGGGTCATCTATTCGTTGCGCGCGCGCAATGGCGTCTTGCAGAACGATCTGCATAGCATCTTTCGCGGCGGGCACGACAATCTGCCGCTGGAGTTCCTGGGGCAGCTTTTTGAAGGCCGCTGACAGCTTGTCAACACCTTTGAGCTTATAGGTAATCCAGTCGGCCATGGTTTGCCCTCGTTCGTTGCTGGCAGAATATCACAGGCAAGAAAAAGCCGCAGGATGGGGCGGCTCTATTTGCCGTCACATTGAACTGCGGCTTTTAACGACGGTTTACGAGACCGCCGGTATGCGTGAGGCAAAGCCTACTACGCCACCCGCCGGAATGCAAACGATGCGATTCCTTCTCGACCCAGTTCGGTTTCCGCCCAGTTCACTTCCTGGCACTCGAAACCTTGTTCGCCGCACCAGCGGATAAAGCCTTGCAAGCTGAAGTAATGGATATGCTCGCCGGGCTTCATGTGCTTGGAATCGATCCACTCACTGGCCGTCTCACAGATCGGGATCGAGACGAACAGCCATTCCTTTACGCGCTCGAGAAGCTTTTCGGGCTCCGGGATGTGCTCAAGGCTATCCCAACAGGTGATCGCACGGACTTCTTCGCTGCCGTACGGATCGCGGTAAGCGTAAGTGCTCTGCAACCACTTCACGGCGTCCGGACAAACGTCGTAACCCATGCCCTGCGATTCCTGCACGAAGCGCCCACCACCGATGCCTATATCTACGACCTCAGCAGGGTTCAGGTATTTCTTAACCAGGTCGACGCGCGCTTTGGTCAGCAGGCCGCCCATTTTGGTGGCGTCAAGCTTTTGGTAGTTGGCGAAATATTCGCCTCCATAGAGCATGGCCGGGCGAGAGTGAAAACCTTGCCCCTTTTCAGGAGACCACAGGAAGGCATCTTCCAGCCCATGCGGTAAGCTTTGCATCATAATCTGAGATCCTTTTGTCGCAGTTGTGTTGTTTGAGGCGGCAGCGACAGAAGTTGTCAGGAACCGCGAATGTGATGTTGCTTTGACCTTTTGGCGTGATCAGCTCCGGCGCATTATAACCGCCTTGGCCGCCGCAGATAATCCACGCCGGAACCTTGGCAGCGAGCGCCGCCGGCACCAGCCAGCCAATACCCCCGATCACCGCCGAGGCGTTAGCGACGAGGGACAGGAGTTGTTCAACCGGGAGTTCACCTTTGTGATATTGCACATCCGACGGTGGTAGATCCCCTACCGCCCACTCTTGACCGTCTTGCAAATCGGCAATGCTGATTACTCGATATCCTCGCAAACCCGCTTCCATCGCTGCCAGGGTGATGTAATACGGATCGGGATTGCGCGTATCAGCTCGCCACTCACTACGCACGGTCGCCGGTCGAACGACGACGTACTTGCAATACAATTCCATTTCAGGCAGTGGGGGTAGATCAAACTCGGCCGGCGCTACGCCAAAGCATGCTGTCATGCCGGGTATGATGCCCTCGACGCCGTAACGAATGTGGCGGGCCGGTTGTCGCCCGGGTGGCATAATCCAATCAGCGTGGCGCGCGATGTTCTTCGCCTGAGTGCGCAGCGTGGTTTGTGGTCGGATGAACTGGACGCCGGGAATGTCTTGGTAAATTTCCGGCCAGGGTGTGTCGAGGTACACGGGCTTTGGTAGCGCTTTGATGAAAGGTCGCTGGAACAAGTTGTCTCCGAGGCCCCGCATTCCATGGATGATCATTGGAAAAGCTCATCGCGGATTCTTTCGAGTTCTGCGACCTCTTCATCCGAGAAGTCTACATCTGCGCCGCAGCCGGCGTTTAGACGGTCAACAAAAACTGCACCTTCGCAATCACCAACATGCTGCATATATTTCTTCAGCAGCTCTTCGTAGTCCATTTCCATTCTCCAAAAAGAAGCCCGCAGTGTGGGCGGGCAAAGTGAGGGCACGACGGGAATAGGTTGGTGCAACTGTGAGTGATTCGAACACCCGACATCGCAGGAAGTAAATCGCTGTAAAAACAGCGCCCGCGCACTCTACCCACTGAGCTACCAATTGCACCAGGCTTGTAGCGACTGGTCGTTCTCGCTTCGCAGCTTTCGCTCCACTATCCGACTTTCGGCTCCACCGTATACGGTTTCGACGCCTACTGCTTCAATCGCTACGCCTGGTGCAACTTGCCGCATGTGCGGCCACTTATCGGTTGGCGCTGGTTGATCAGAACCCTTCGTACTCATCATTTTCAAACATGGCTGCAAATCCCTCAGTCGGTGTTGATCGGCAAAATGCTTTTCTGCTTAAGAGCCCTGAGTATTGTCGAGAGCATCACAAGTGTCAACAACCTTTTGCAACTCTTTTTCGAGATACCCCAAACGGTACGCTGTCAGTGCCGTGTCACGTGAGCAATTCACTACGCGTTCCCGCTGCGCTAGCCGGCAATGCTGCTGGTTCCACTTCCTGCACAACGCTTCATCAGGGTTCTTCGTGTCTCTGTGGTCACCGTGCCAGTGCGTACCGCCTTGCACCGTGCAGTCATACCCAAGAAGCAATACGCGTTCGGCTCCTAGCTGAAAGGCCAGTTCTATCGCTCTCAAGCCAGAATTATATTCACCGTAAGCTTCGTGCCAATTCAACCCATGCTTTGCGGACGCTTGGCGGGTACACGTCCAGCGCTTAGGGCCGTCGGGAACTTCAGAGACGTGAGCATCCCACCACGCGAGATCACCTGCGTAAAGGTGATCGCACCACGGGGCTAGCTGCCAGGAGTTGTTCACAGCGATTGTGGGAAGGCCGGCGGCGCGTACCAGTTCGCAGTCGTGCGCGTTGAGGCTCGGGCCGGAGGCGATGCAGACGAAGGTTTTATTGACCATCGTTCACGCCGAGTGAAACGGGAGCGCTGACATAATCACGGCCGCTATCGGGGTCGCGCAGCCAGGCGTGGGCGTTGTAAATTCCTAAAATTTCACCGGCTTTACCCTTCTGCAAAACTCGCTGTTTGGCTTTCAAACCGGGTCTCGCCCTGATAACTATACGTCCGATAATCTCCGACTGAGTAGCAGCAGACTCTTTGAACTCTCGCCCGCTAGCGTCGACGATTCTCGCAGGAACATTCGCGAAAACCGTTACCCAAGCTTCGGTAAAGCCGCCTGTTTCAGGATCGCGGACCTCGGTCCAGTCTTGGATATCCACCCGATGGCGGTACTGGCCGGCGCGGCTCATGCGAGGGCCGGTTTACGAAGTGGGTACAGCAAAGCCGTCACGGGCTTCGGCAAGTAGCCGGCCTGAAATGCCTGATCCGAGTTCTCGTCGCGGTCTTTGTACAAGAAGCCAACCATCAGTAGCACAGCGGCTTGCACCGGGTAACTGATCAGCTTATCGCCCGAGCTGTCGACGACGTACACCGGGTCGCCCGAACTATCGAGGATCGGATCGTCGTTGCTGTCGCGCTCAACCTCGTATGGCGAAGCGCTTTTCAGATAGTTCTTAACCGCACCAGACGCCGCCTGGACGTAGACTTCGATCAAGGTGTCGTCTTCGTCGTGATCCATGTTCAGGTGCTGCTTAGCGCGCGCCAGGGTGACGTACATCATAGCTTGACCCCTTTTGCCGGGTCGAAGGTGCTAGCATTGTCGCGGAGGTCTTTACCGTTACGGCCGGCCTTGACGACCAGGGTCCAGCTATCGCTAGAGCCCGGCTTGTCGGTGTTCTCCGCTTTAGTCGAGGTCCACTGGCTGCCCGCCCATGTGACATTATCGTGCTGGTCGTACTTCTCGCCGTCTTTATGCACGCCTTTGTAGATCTGGATCGGCATCGCGAACTTCTGTACGACCTCAGCGCCGCTAGATTTGGCGAGTGTCACCGAGAATTCCCGGTCACCGTCCTGCGTTACCGATACGGCCTTCAAACCTTCGACGATGCATTCCCAGCCGCGCATGCCGCTGGTCTGCTCGAAGCTGCGCCACAGGCCGCCGTCGTGCTTGGCGTAGGTGTTGCGCCGATACGTTTTCGCTTCGTCGATGCCCGGCAGAATCTCCAGGTGCAGCGCGTCGCGGCCATCTTGCGGTTGGCGAACTTCCGGAACTGGAATCAACTCCGCAGCAGACCGCGCCAAGGCTTGAAGGTCTACCGGCTCCGCGTTTTTGCCCGGGATCGGCTCAGGCACGTCGACGAGCTTTGCCGCTTCGGCTGCGAGCAAAGCAATGTCGATGTCTGGCAACTGAACGAACTCCGCGGCAGCCTTCGCCACGGCTTCCAGGTCAATTGGATCAGCGTCTTTGCCATCCTTCACTTCCGGTAGCACGACAAGTGCTGCAGCAGCTTGCGCGATAGCGTCAACATCGATCGGCTCAGACTCAACTGGCATGGGGCGATCGGCGAGGCACTTTCGTAGATCGGCCAGTTCGAGGTTCAGCGGTGCAACAGCCTTCGCCACCGCTGCGGCGATAACCGGCGCGAGGAATTCGGCTTGCGCTTCAAGTTCACGCAGGTTCATTAGCGAGCCTCTTTTCGATCAGCAGAGCGAGCATTTTCGCGCTGTCTTGGATTTGTTCGTCGGTTGGTTCTTCTGGCGCGGCAGGTTCAACGGCCGGCGCAGCAGCCGTACCTGTAGCGAACGGATCTGCTTGCGCGTCGCGTTTTGCCAAGGCTTCGACAGAGTAGTTCTGCTGCTGGCTCAAGACGGAATCGCCGCCTTTTACCGGTGGTAGATTCATGCGTTTCCGCGCTTCGTTCGGCGCCATGATAGTTCCGCCGACCGCAAGTTTCAAAGTTTCCACCAGGGCTCCCATGTCCATTCGCAGCAAACCGTCGATGTCCAGCTCTACACCGTACTTGTCCGGGACGGATAGGCCGTCGTCCATGCAGGCTTCGTACTCTTCGACGAGTACCTGAATGCAGTCCGAGTAATACTTCTGGTTTTCTTGCGCCGCGGTTGTGCCGGTAGGTGAAGTGGTTACACCTACCTTGGACGGAGGGACGTGAAACGCGGTGCAGATCATTTCTGCGGTCAATCTGAACTGCTCGATCAACTGGGAATCGGTCGCAGACATTTTCATCTGCTGGAATTTAAGATCATCACCGACGACGGCTACACGCCCTGCATTCTCGCCAGTGTAGTTCGCATCCCAATGCGCTTTAAGTCGTGCTGCAGTGTCATCACTGATCGCGCCAGGGGCGCTCAGGATGCCGCCAGGGCGCGCACCGTTAGAGAAGAACGTCGAGCTATCCTTCTGCATCTTCAACGACTGACACGCGGCTTGCGCGGCAGCGTACAACGGGGACACGCCCACTAATGGGTGGAACAGGCAGTTCATCCGGTCGTGAATGATTTCCGATGCCGGAACGGTAACGCCGTCACCTACCCGGTTCAGGTTGTCGTTACTCAACTGGTAGTAAATAGAACCGTCATCAGCGACCAGGGGGAGCACACGACACGGGTCGAGTAGATAGATCGACGTAACAACGCCGCGCTGATCCCGCTGTTTTAGCCCGTACGTATTGCCGCTGATCAGCTTCGACGTCTGCCACCACTGCTTGAACTGTACGTGGTTTTGGTAGTTGTTCGGCTTCTTCAGCACAGGACTGAAAGCACCACTAGTGGTTTCTTTCCAAATCCCGTTCGCGTCCAGTTCGATCAAGCGCTGGCGCAACTTGCCGATGTCATTCGAGATCAGTGTTACACAGGCATAAACCGCGTAATGTGCCAAGACCGTTTCATTGGTCCATGTGTCGTTCTTCTGCCAGGCGCCGGAATACGGCTCTTTGATCATCGGCCACCAACCGCCCAAGCCCGTACCGGGCGGCGACATCGGCGCACGCTTGAAGCTAAGGGTCAGTTCTCGGCCGAATAGACGCATCGTTACACCTGCACAGCGATAAAGGCTTCAACATCGGATTTTTTGATGCGCCCGTCTTTACCGGTGCCGGTAACCTTGGTCAGATCCACATTGTTCTCCGCCGCGAAGGCGGCGATCTCTTTAGAAACTAGAGGGCCTTCCTGTTCGTCTTGAGCCTTTGGCTCTGCGGCGGTAAGCATACGGGTCTGGTAGGTGCCAAAACCCATCTTGCGCAGGGTCTCAGCGTAGCGCTTCGCCATCGGTACGGTTTTACCGCCGCGGGCTTGGCTATAGCTGAATTCGACTTTGCTCATGCGAAAAACCCTCAAATTTAGGGTGAGTATACGGGTTTCAGAAAATTACTCAAAGAAAAGGCCCCGAAGGGCCTTTCGTCAGATTACACACTGGTTTCGGTTTTAGCCAATTTCTCCAGTACAGCAGCCCAAATCGGGGCAACCTCTTCCAAGCCCCACTGGCCTAGACCCATATTTAGGCAAGAGAAAATCAACCTAGAGTTTTCAGGGGTGTACCCCTTGCTGCTATCTATTCGATCTACAGAAGGCGCGAATGGGTTTCTATCATGAACGCCGTCGTATTCAGGGCGAAAGGGCAACCCAGACAACTCACAATTACTGCCCCGGCTTTTTACCCATTCCTTCGTGAGAGTGAACTCTAAGCCTTTCTGCTTAGCTCGATTACGCGCACCAATCAAAGCAGACACCTCACGCTCTTCGCGTTTCCTACGGTCGTACTGCTCTTTTCTTTTAGCTAGTTGTTGGTCGACATTGGCTTCTTTCCATCGAGTAGACGCAGCTTGATACGCTTCGGGGTTCGCTTGGTATTTTTCTCTGTTGATAGCTTTGTATTTCTCTGGATTTTCCGCATAGCGGCGCCTGGCGCGGACTCTCCGCTGCTCGGCGTCTTTCTCTTTATTCTTCTCAAGATAGCGCTCAGCGTTGGCCTTCACCTTTTCAGGATTTTGTAGGCGCCAAGCTCTGTGGTATTCGCGGCGATTTTCGGGTGTGTCTTGAGGCATTTTGCAATCACTCCCATGATTGGCGCTCCCAGAAATAGAAAAAGTCCGCCACATCGGCCGCTGGGAGACGGCGCTCGGGAGCAACCCCGGATGTGGCGGACTTCAGTTTACAACGAGCTCAGCTTAAGCACCAGCTCCCCAGTTTACGTCGGTCAGGTAAGAAACGGCCGATGCGCGGCGGCGCTGCCAGTTGATAAAGCGTTCCGCGAGAAATGCGGTCGAGTTCGTTTGGAACATCGAAACCATAGTGGTAGGAGTACCAGTGGCGCTCGAATTTGTTGGATTATCAAGCATTTGGAGGGAAGCTTCTCTCGAAGCGTCGATGGTCACTTGACCGTCATCCGCCAGCCAGATGTCCGAAGCGTTCAGCAGAATCACCATGCCACCGCCCGAGTCAACTGGCAGGTAGTCGGACACAATCACCGGCACGCCGTTGAAAGTACCGCCGTTCATGGTGATGCCTGGGAATTCAGCTTGACCCAGTGGGTTCACCATCATGCTCAGAGCGAGTGCGGTGGTCGAGTCCATCAGGTACACAGCGTTACGCGGAGCGTTACGTGCGGCGATGAACGGAGCCCACAGTGCGGCGATGTCGGCGCGGATGTCTTCAGCGGTGTTACCGCTGGAAGGGATGCCGGCAATACCGTTGGTGATCGAAGCAGGGGACACGTTCGCTACAGCAGCCTTGGCCGGGTCAACGAAGTCGATATCCGCACGCTCGATCACCGCAGCGGCCAGGCCGTCACGCACGAGACGTTCTGCCGAAGGATCGCTGAAGCGGATCAGTTCGTTGGTCAGAACCGCGATGGTCGCGATTTTGTTCCAGCGCAGTTCGGTATCGTTGAAGTCGAACGAGGTCAGAGGCTTCGGCGCGCCTTCACCTACCCAGTAAGCCTGGCCGCCCGTGGTCTGGCCCGCGATGCGGACGTTGAACGGGATGCGGTTCAGCGATGGGATGCCGCCGGTGCCGAACTGGCCGAGGATGGTGCGGGGACGCAGATACTCGACGAAATCACCGGCGAAGTTCTGGTAGTCGACCAAGGGGGCCGCCCAAGTGGTGTCGAGGGTAGTACCCGCCTCCACGGTTGCTTTCATCAAGCCTTGCATCTTCTGGCCGCGCGCTTCGAGATCCAGTGTTTTCACGATCGATTCGTGTTGTGGATACTTCGACTTCGCGATTTCGACCGCCATTGCTGGGTTGTTCTGCGAAGCCATTTTGCACATGGCGTAACGCGCAAACAGAATGCCCGGCTCGAGCTTCTCGGTGTTCTTGGCGACGACGGAAGGCATGCGCGAAGTTTGCTTGGTCACGTCCTGAACTGGGGCAGCGGAAGCAGCGTTAGCCTTTTCCATCACTTCCAGGCGCTTGACATGCACTTCAGCGGCTTTCAGTTCGTCGGTGATGGTGTCGAACTCTTCCGACTCCGCTTCGTCCAGGGTACGGCCCTCGGCGGCTTCCATCAGTTCTTTTTGGCGCGCGGATTTCTGCTCCATGGTGTCCTTGAACGACTTGATTTGTTCTGCGAAATTCATGTCTTGGCCCTCCTGGGGCTTCGGAACGGATTTAGTAACGGTTTTGGTTGCCGAAGCGCCGGCGGGTTTCGCGAGTCTTACGACAGTGAATTCCTTTTTGCCGGACGCGGCAGGTAATCCAGTATCGAAAGACTTGACGGTGTTAATCGTAGCAGAAGCATTCGCCGGAATTGTGACGGCGGAAAGCTCATAAACTTCTGTTTGCATGTACCGCGTGCCCCAAGTGCCGGCGATGTTCTCCGACTCAAGGGAACGGAAACCGATCGACACCGCGCGGACGAGGCCGGACTTGATCGACTGCCAGGCCTCTTCGATACGGTCCTGCAAAACACCAGGCTCTTCGATCCGCGGCAGTGTTGCGGTAAACGGTACACCCTTTGCAGTCGGCTTGCCGAACTCGACCAAGCCGATTGGCTTGTCATGTTCGTGCTGCCACAGGAGCGGCAAAGGGTTTTTGTACTTGACACCGAGAGGCTCTACAACGTCACCAACGCGATCAACTTCCGGGGTAGTTGCCCAGCCTGTGATCGTCCGAGTTTCCTCGCCGACCGCTTTGACCTCAAGAAAACTGTAGGCTCTGTTCATGTATACAGCTCCGGTAAATTACGCGCATTAAAGCATAGTTTTATCAAAGGAAAAACATTTGGTGCTTGCGGTGCGCCGCTGGTGGGTTAAGTGCCATCAGCGACACCGCGTTGAACAGCGCCATCACCGGGTCGATCTTGGCCGAGCCGGAAGCTTGTTTGGTGATCAGGATGGAGTTTGCGCGGGGCTCTACGCGGCAGTTGGAGACGCACCACGCCATTAGTGGTTGCTCGGCGTGCTTGAGCTTCCCTTCGGCCAGGCGTCGTTCCGTGGTCTTTATAGCGCCGCCGAGTTTCCACCCCTGGCTGATGCCGACGATCTTGTCTTCAGGAATTCCTCGTGCAACAAGTTCGTCGAAGATAGCACCGATGCCCACCGGGTCGACGCCGATTTTGTCCATCAAACCGGATTCATAAACTCGCTCAACGATATCGCAGACTTCCGTCACGTCTTCACCGATGCGTTTGACCAAGACGAGATCTTTCTCTCTGCTGAAATCGTGGAAGCGTGCCGCCTCCTGCTTGTTCCTGGCGAGTGCGGAGGGGTGGGCCCATGCGCCTGCCCATGTGAACCAGTTCCCGGTGTCCTTTTCACGGCCGACCAGGGATAGCCCTAGCAAGTCGTCCAGGCCGCCGCCGTCTATCCCTACGTCGATTACCTCGCAGCGTTCAAGCATTGAATCGAGCGTGATGCTTTTGTCGGACTGCTCCTGCCAGTAGTCCGCGCCAGCCCATCGGTCTGTACGCAGCGCCAGCCCGATTTCCACGTTCAGATATTTGGAAATTACGATCAGCAATTCCGGTTCGCCCATGGATTGGGCTTGCTTTATTTTCCGCTGGATGTACTCCGCACTGGTAGAACGACCCATATTCGGGTTCGTGATGTAGAAGTTTTCCGGGTCTAGATACGCCTTCGACTCGATCATCGCTTTCGGGAACTCATAGAGCACCGGGAGGAAATGAGGATCTACGATTTCGCCGTCGCGCACTTTGCGGGCGTAGAGCAGTTTCGAACGGAAGACGCCGGCCGGCGGTTCGTCCGACTGGGTTGTAAGGTACAACACGAATCCTTCAGGACGGGAAGCGAGACCGCCGGTAGCCTCCAACAACATTTTCTCGGCGTTCGGGTTCTTGCCGAAGAGGTGGATTTCTTCTACCAGCACCACGGCGGCTTTCTTTCCGCCGACCGTATTCGAGTCCGCCGCTACGACTTTGAGCGTAGCGCCGGTCGCCAAGTGCGTGATAGTACGCAAGTGGTCTTGCACTTGAAACATGGCGTCTAGTTCTGGGTCTTTTTTAACCATGTCCCTGGCGGGGGCGTAGGCGTTATCTGCTACCTCCTTGGTCGGTGCCAGGATAATGAATTCCGCCGAATGCCTCCAGTTCTGGATAATCACCGTCAGCATAATCGCCGCGGCCAGGGTGGATTTCATGTTCTTCTTGCTGATCAGCAAGAAGATCTCTTTGATCAGTTGTTCGCCTGTCTCTTCGTTGTACGCCCCGAAAATGGCCGACACAAAATCGTCCACCCACTGCTCGCACGATTCACCGATCGTTGGGCTTCCGGGCGCGTCGACGATCTTCAGCAAATGGAGGATCTGAAGCGCCGCGGCGGCGGTATCCGGGAACAGTGGTGCGAAGGGGATAAGGCTTTCGCCTTTGATGATCCGGTCTTCCCAATCCGGGCACGCGGTTGTCCACGCCGGCATTCCCATTATTTAACGGCCTTTAGAGCCGCAGGCGCTGGCCGGGCGCCGAACTTGTTTCCTTCTGCGGCGGCAGCCGCGGCGCCATCCGCCTTGGTCGCTTTCTTGCCCTTCTCGCCGATCTTGGCGTGCTGGAAAGGCAGCAGAGTTTTTGCGGCTTCCAGGCGCCGGCCTAAGGGGATGTTCGGGTTAGCGACCACGGCTTCTAGGAATTCTAGGGAGTCCTCAGTTTGCGGCAGGCCGATATCAGCTACCTCTTCCGGCTCTGGTTCGCTGTGCGTTGTGGTAGCCACCGCAGCCGGTGCGCCAGGGGTTGCGATACCAATAACAGCTAGTGCTTCGACGATGCACTTTTTCTTGCGCAGACGCGCACCGGCCACGCGTGCGGTTTTTTCGCTAAGGCCGGCGGCGATAGCCGCTTCCTCAGGAGTGGCGCCGCGCAGCGTGGCCTGCAGGAATTTTTCGTCAGTCGGGTTGAGCATTGTTACACCTCGATGTTGCGGTTGTTCAAAGCGTAACACGGTCAACAAAAGGCTGTAGGGGAATTAAATCTCTAAAAGGGGTCGGCGCGATCAATAGTCCGCGGTTCCTGCGGATTCGATAAGGCCCCCCGAGGTCCGAGCTAGAGCCTTCGCGCCAATTCCTACCCGCAGGAATTGCGCGCATTAAAAAGCCCTCAAAAAGAGGGCCATTAGTTGCGTGTCATTGGTCTTAGCCTTTGCGTTGAGCGCCTATGCCGCCTTCCTCGCGTGCCGTCTTGGCCGAGTGACAGGGGGTGCAGCTCGATCTCCATAGGGCCTTGTCCCAGAAGATCTTCTGATCTCCTCGATGCGGCACGCTGTGGTCAACTACGGTAGCAGCTGTCACGCGTCCTTCCTGTTCGCAGTACCAGCACAAGGGGAACTTAGCCAGGTGACTGAGCCTCGCCTTCTGCCAGCGATATCCATACCCACGTTGCGCAGTGGTCAGCCCTTCGCGCCATGCGTCAGGGTTTAGCATCTGCACAGCCTGCGTGCTGACCTCCTTGGCGCGGGTGGGCTGCATGGTGACGCGTGACTTAGCCACGAGTGTTCAACCCTGAAGGCTTGGAGAGCGCCTGAACGATCTCATGTTCGGATGGCTGCCTAGCGTTGAGCGCCTGTGGTGCGATCTGAGCCTCGCTAACCTCTGGTGGCTCTCCTTGCTTGACCAGTGCCTCTAGCGCCACGCATACGCGCTCCAGCAAAGCCGAGGAACCCATCTGCAGTTCAATGTCTGCGCCAGGTGGCAGAACCATCGGCTCAACGCCGAGTCTGTCCGCTGTCGGAGTGATGTGACCCATCAGCGCTTGAGTCTGCTCGTCGGTCAGGTGAACTCCCATCTTGAGTACCAGTAATCCGTTGCTTGAGTTCTTCGAATCGTTCATTGGCTAAGTCCAATAGTTTTTTGAGTTTCGCTCGACGCCGAGCGCATCCCGCACATGACATTTCATTTCTCCGCTGATGTGCGATCAGCGTACCCGAGAACCAGCCACCAGTGAACAGCGAATCGGCCAGGGGTCGTTAACAGCTAAACGCGCAATTTCTGCGTGTATCAGTGAATCTGCATTTCTTGCGTGTTCTGGTATGGCTTTTACTCGTTCTGCATTTTTTGCGTGTTTCATTCGCTTTTTGCTCAGTTCCGTTACTCGGTTACTCGGTCTATAAAGACCGACCGAGTAAAACGAGTAATATCGGACTTACTCGGTTACTCGGTTTAGGGTAAAACGAGTAGAAACGAGTAACCGAGTAAAAGCCCTCAATCGTCCGCCTTGACAGCAGAAACCAATCCGTCTTCCACGAACACGTAATTATTTGCAGTTAAGGCCGTCAAAGCTTCCTTGGCGCGGAATGCACGCATGTCCTGTTTTGCGCCTTCCTTTAGATGCATCAGTTCGACTGTTGCCGCGATCAGCTTCTCCTCCTCGATCCCTTTCCCGGAATTGAACCCTTGAAGGTCCGCCAAAGCTCGCATAAGAGCCGACTGGTTGTGACCCAACTTGGCGGCTTTGGTTACTTGGCCGGCGTCGTTGTACTCGACCACGCAGCTTGTTATGTCGTCGCCGTCCTCGTCTTTGCCCATAACCACTGTGCGCAGCTTGAAACCCTGGGCGGTGTTGTCCTCCCCGTCTTTCATCTTGGTAATGGTGACGCTGCGCTGTGCGCCATCTTTATCCCGCTTCACTTCCAGCTCTACGTCAGCGGCGGCCTTAAGACCTGACCAGCCTCGCGCGCCTTTGGTGTCGTCCTTGCCACTGTGGTGGACTAGGAGTGACATGGCGCCGCAAACCTGGCTGATCTCACGGCAGTGCTTGAGTGCTGTGCTCATTTCTTCGCCGCTGTTCTCGTTGGCGCCGCTGGTGACCTGGGCGAATGTGTCGAACACGATCAGGTCATAGGGGCCAAAGGCTTTCATGTCGGCTTTCAGGCGAGCCACACTGGCTTCGTCCGTGAGGTTAGGCACGACGCCGGCGATGATCGTCATGTCTATGTCACTTCCTTTAATAGAGTGCTCGGCACGATAAGCCTTGATCCGCTGACGGAACCCGGGAACGCCTTCCGCTACCAGGTACGCCACTCGACCTTTGGTGACGCGCTTGCCGTTCCATGTTTCCAGGCCTCGCGCGATAGCCGCACACAGATCGAAGGCTAGGAAGGACTTCCCGGAGCCTGAAGGGCCGAACAGGATCGCCAGTTGAGCACGTGGTAGAAAGCCTTTGATGAACCAGTGGACTTTGGTGTCTTGGCCCTCGAACTGATCGATAGAGAAGAAACCATGGTAGCCGGCCGGTTTTGATTTGTCGGCGCCCAGGTCTTCGAATTCATCTGGTGAAGCGGTATCGACATCAATAGGGCAACCCTGAGCCTGTGCCTCGCGTAGAACAGACCAGAAAGTCTTCTCGTTGCCGGTGTAGTTGCCCATGGTTGACCACTTATAGCGGATCTCGTCCGGGCCCTCGTAGTCGGCGCCTAGCTGGCTCCACTCGTCCCACAACCATTCGCCTTCGCCTTCCGTCTCGTGGTGCAGCGCGGAGCCCACGGCCATCCATCGCAGATAGTCGCCAATCGCGGTGTACTGCAGCACAACCTTTATTTGCTCGTCGGTAAGCCCTACGCGTTCCTTGTCGCTCTTGCCTATAGATACCTGGCGGATAACTCGGGGGCCGAAACGTTTCTCGCAGGTCTCAAGGAGCAGCGGCGATGGCTCGGAGACTTCGTTCTCGCATCCGAAGGTTATGGTGTCCGCAGTCATGTTCCCGGTGAAGGTCACGAACCTGGACGAACTGTAGGTTTCGAAACCGAACGATCCGTCGTCAGGATGCGCGTCACTGCGATCGCCTAGATTGCCCTTGACGAAGGCGCGCACACCGGTTCCTGACGGGCTGATTTCTGCGTATGTCCCGACTATCAACGCTTCAACGTCCGGATGGATAACCCCATCGGTGACGCAATGGTCGAAGTCCAAGGCGGTTATAGGGCACCCTTCGACCATGGCTAGGCCTACGCCTTCCATCCCACGCTGGATAGCTGCGGCCTTCGCTTCCTCAAATGTTACGAGGAGCGGCATTTCTTCTTCGGAACCTTGGCCGATCTTCTTGCCGCGCACGCCGGGGAACCAGCCGCGCTTTGTGCCTGACTTGGCGTAGTGGGGAACCTTGAGGTCTTTCTTTCCGGGTTTTGGGTTTGGTTCGAACTTCCATACGAGCCACTGTTTCAGCTCGCGTAAAACGGCAGGAGCCTGGAGCTTATCCAGGTTCGATGTCTCAGAGGCTGGCATCATTTGAAACCCCGTGAAGGAGAGCGTTAATCGACATCAATTTCGTCCCGGAATAGGCGCTCGTTCAACATCGCTTCGGCCATGTCGTATGCTAAGCCCGCGTATTTCGCCTTCACCTTATCGATAAGGATTGATTCTTCCGCGAGCATATAGCCGAGCGGTGTTTCCTTTAGGAGATAGGCAAGAGTGATGCCGGCGAACCGGTCAAGCGCTTCCATTTCCGCGTCTGTTCTTTTATCGGACATAGCGGTCTCCTTAAACGTCAGCGGCGAAAGTCGGAGCGGCCAGGATTTCAGCGTACTTCGGATTCATCAAATCGGCGCGCGGAACGCCATACAGCGATTCAATTTCAGGGATGCGTGAGGTAGGCACGTAGCCTTGCGATACCCACTGCTGGACAGCCTGGAACGACACGCCAAGGCTATTGGCGAGCGCGGACAGGCTGCCGGCGGTGACTACTGCGTCAAGGATACCGCTGTACTCCTTGGCTTCGGCCAGGCGGTTCAACATGTGGCCGCTGGCACCATTGGAGATAGCGCGTTGAGTCAGTGCTTTCAGTTTGTTGCTCATGGGTAATCCTGCGTATTTGTGGGGTATGTCGCCGCAGGGTACGGCATTAAGCAAGATAGTGCAAGAAACTACCGTTTGTCGAAATCGCTAGACAGTGCAAGAAAGGGCTTGTAGTATTGGCCCATCGAAACCAAACAGCAGGGACAAGAAATGAAATACCTGAAGCAGGATCTTGATACATCCGACGATTCTTTCAGCTACACCTTGCTCGGGGAAAGCGTGCCTTTGTACCGGGTAGATAGTTCGGGCTATTTGACGAAGCGCGGCGAGCAGATCGGAAAATTCTGCCTGCGTGACCAACATTGGGATCTCATACTCGACGATGGTTCCGTTTTTGAAGGTACACAGTTCGGAACCTTCAAACTGCCTGAATTCGAACTCTTCGTGTTGAGCAAACTGGTGAACCAACCATGAAACGCCTTCTAGCCTCACTCGCGCTGATCACAACCCTCTCCGGGTGCTCGACCATCATGAACGACCGTATGACCGACGTGCAGGTCACGTCCGAGCCAAGCGGTCAGCACTTCAGCATTACCGACGAAGATGGCAAGCGCGTCGCGACAGGCGTCACGCCGGCTAAAGTTAACCTGGACGCAGCAGCGGGTTTCTTCGACGGGCAGACATATCAGGTTGCCTACGACAAAGGCCCGACCGTGGAACTCGACTCGCACGTAACGCCATGGTACTGGGTCGGCTTTTGCATAAGCGTGGTGTCGGGCCTTATGGTCGACCCAGCAACCGGCGATATGTTTTCGCTTCCTGATAACGTGAATGGGACTTACTGAAATGGGATACACAATTACGATCGGCCAACTCGAGATCCGCAAAGAGCCGGAAGACGGTTTGGATTGCACCTGTATCAACTTCGGTGCAGAAGGCGTTCACCACGACAACGCGCCAGCGTTCGGCGAACCTACCGACCATGAGAACCAGCGGCGGCCTAGCTATTCATCTTGGAGCGACTTCCTGCAGAACGCTGGACTGTACGACATCTTCTTTTACGACAGCGGGCACCTGATCGGCGGCCACCCTGGCCTTCGCCTCGTTACGCCGGATCTGAAAGCGAGGATTGATCTCGCGCTGAAGCAGTACCAAGAGCTTCACCCCGGTACTGAAACGAATTTCGATACCCCGGCCGGCGGAACCCTATGCCGCTTAACCTGGCTGCAATACTGGACAGCTTGGGCTTTGGAAAACTGCGAGACTCCGGTAATCGCCAACAGTTGAGGTTGAAATGAAAAAGCGCCCAGCTAAACCCAAGATGTCAAAAGTCAACACCAGCGACTGCGCCAAAGGCCAGATGCATGAGGCTGCGGCGCAACGTGTTGTGAAAACCATGCCGGGAGGATTTATAGCGTGAACAAACTAATCGGAAAAACTATCGTCGGGATGAAGATCTCCGCAGAGAAAGACGCTCTACTGTTCGAAGTGGAAGGCGGCGGTCAGCTTATGGCTATCGTCGACGGCGACTGCTGCTCAACATCATGGGTAGAAGCTGTAGAGCTTCCCGCTCTCGGCTTTCCATTCACAATCACCGCGGTGGAGAACTTGGAACTTAACAAGGATGGCGTTTGGAACGAAGACGGTTACGAATTCGTCCAGTTCTACGGCTCTAAGGTCAGCACAGACAAAGGCGATATGGTGATCGACTATCGCAACGAGTCGAATGGCTATTATGGCGGTGATATCCACTGGCCGGGCGAAGGCTACTACAACGAATACCTGCCGCACCGCTATCAGTGGAGTGAACTGAAGGACGCAGGTTAATGACTCTCCTATGCCCCAAGTGCGGTAACCCGGACGTGATACGCATGAGTAGCCTGCGCATTATTCACTGCCCGGATTGCCATACGGAATCACCCTGGCCGTTGAAGGACGGCCAGAAGCCTTTGATCAATACCTCGAGAGGAGATCGGAAGAAATGAGTAAGCATCCTATTCAACCCCTAGAACTGGACGACCGCGGCACACTGCGCTTCAAGGAAAACAAGATCGTTCGTCACCTGCTTGATAATGGAGGCCTCGACCTTAACAAACTGGCCTGCCTCGAATTCAGCAGGGAAGACCGGGAGCAGTTCGCTCAATTGATCGGGTACAGCCTTTCCGGTTTCGGCGAATTGGGCTACGTCACAGACGCTACCTACGAACTGGCCCAAGCTTCGCACGATAACCCTGAGCTAAATGTAAAAGATGCGCGTATCGCGCAACTGGAAGAGAAGCTGGAAACCTTGCAAGAGCTTCTACGGGCGCCTATGGCAACGCTCTACGGTATGCACCCGGACGATTTCCAAGGAACGGCATAGGCCGAAACCCTAACCGTTCGTCGGACCTACAAGCAATCGCAAGTTTCGTGTTGTATAGTGGCGTCACACAAATGCAGATAGGAGAAGGGCAAAATGAGAATCCAGAAAGCTTTTTCAATCCGCGGTCGCGACTTCAGCGCCGACATGGTTTGCGAGCATTGCAACGCTGAAAGCAAACTGACCACGGGCTACGACGACGGCCATTACCACAACCGCGTTATCCCGGCCATGCACTGCAAAGCCTGCGGTCTGAATCGCGCTGGCGAAGAGCGCACGGAAGAGGTTATCGCCGCAGCTCATGCCGCCGGTGTGAATGGCGTATGAACCGCTTCAAACCCAATCAGACTGTCCGCATTAACGACACGCAGAACGCATACCACAAGTGCCTGGCGCGTGTCGTGAAGGTCGGTACGAAGAGCTACGACGTGGCCGTAGGGCCTACCACCATGCGCGTCGTCCCCGAACAACTTCTAGGAGTACGCAAGCCGTGAACGATCATTCCAAAGGAAAGTGGTGCTGCCTTACTTCCGCAGACCCAAAAGCACCCCACATTATTGATTGCTTTTACGGCACGGGTTCTGAATTCGCCGCCAAAGAAATCTGCAAAGTAACGCCTATGGGGGAGGAGGGCTTAGCAAATATGCAGCTAATAAAATCCGCTCCGGAAATGTTCGCTCTACTGACAGATATCAAGAACTGGTTGGTGTGCTCCTGCATCGCTACCCCTGAAGACATGGCGCAGAGCTTTCAGCACTACCAAGAACAGATAGCAGCTCTGCTACGCCCGGGAGAACGACCATGATCATCCGCGCACAGGCTGAAGCGTTACTGACCCTGGCCGAGTCGCTGGAAGCGTGCGAACGCTTAGGTATTGAAGTTCGAGAGAGCACAGACGGCATGTGCATTATAGCGAATGGCGAATGCTACGACTCCGACCTGTATAGCCGCCTAAATGGAATGTCTATCCGCTTAGCTGTCAACGCGCTGATCCAAAAGCAGGAGACCTAGCATGGACGACGCCGACTTCATGTTCCTGACCATCGTTGCCTTGATGCTCATCGCGTTCTATTTCTCCTAGGAGGTGCGCCATGCTTCAGCCGCCAGTATCAGACTTAGCGCCGTGGCGCCCAGGGCACTGGATCACGCAGACCGGATACGCGTTGAACGAGATAGACGTTTGCGCCGGAGTTAAAGAGGCGAAACGACAGATGGATATGCACGCCACTATCTACGAAACCGATTTGATAATTGAAAGGGTGATTGCGAAATGAAACTGTTAGATATTTTGAAACGTGATCTGAAGACCTGGCCTAAAGGTGCGGCCTTTGCCGTGCAAGATCAGTCGGGCGGTACGACAGTAAAATTCGCGGGCCATGACGCGGCGCCGGTAGAAGTCGCTTTGCTTGGCAGTGAAGGTGTTTGGCAGTCTCGCGAATGGGACTTCGGTACAAAGGGTGATTTCATCGCTGAGCTTGCAGATGACTGGGACACCGCGCGCATCACTGAAGATGCTTGGAAAGGCGGGAAGGCAGCGCCCGCACGCAAAACAGACCGCACCCGTACGGTAGATGAAATCGTCCGAGACCTCGATATCTCTAGAGCGATCGCCGTTAGGGCCTACAAGCTCGGTTACCGCAAATTCGAAATCGTCGAGGAAGACGTATGACCAATCTCGTATTGACACGCAAAGCCGGCCAAGCGGTGCGGCTGATCATCGACGGCGTAGCAGAATACGTTGACATCCTCGATGTGTGCGGCGGGTTCTGCAAAATGCGGATCTTGTCCACGCTCCAGGTGGAACGCGTCCGGTTCCGTGACTCCCTGCAAATTGCCGAAGGGATCAGCGTCCAGGTTGTAGACCTCGCCAAAGGCCACGCAAAGCTCAATTTCACCGCACCACGCGATGTTCACATCTTGCGTACAGAACTGATAAAGGAGAAGGAAAGTGATTAAAGACCAAACGATTGACGAGGCGCTGATCGAAATCATGCACACCAAGAAAGCCCTCGAGAAACTTCGTCAAAGCCGTAAATCGAAGAACCTCGGCCATGAGCGCTTTATCGAAACAGGTCACTGGAGCGACGTGGCTGAACACTCGGCCGCCAAGCGCGCTTCGCTCGACTTGACGCGCAAACTTGCCGATCTGAGGGCCGGACGATGAGCCAGCTATGCGCCTTCCTCGCAGCTATGTGGTTGTGCTGCGCTATCGACTGGTTTAAGGAGGGGTACAAGATTGCCCCGTGGGCAGGGTTAGGAATGATGGCATTCCTCCTTTACTCGAGCTACGTCGGCGCATGAACCGCTTCCCGTGCAGGTGCCGGCGCTGTGCCGGCCGCAGAACGCTTACACAGCCACCAGAGTACATGCGCAACGGCTGCAAGTGCAAAGCCTGCCAGGAGTCGCGAGCCAAGGGCATAGAACCCGAGGTCCACTGTGACTGCGGCGGCACGTACAAGGTGGACCTGTATCGCATGCGAAAAGAGCATAAACAATTGGGGTGTTACTGCTCGGGTTTCCCTTGGGAAATCTACGGCGCCCCACACCGCAAAGGCAGCGCCAGCCCGGCGAACGGGTGGTACTGCCATGACTGGAAAGGAGAAGGACAGTGAACGAATTTAAAGGAACACCCGGCCCTTGGCACTGGAACAACCGCTACCTCGGCCTGCGTAACCGCGAACTGAAACGTGACGTTCTTCATCACGAGCCTTATGAGGGTCTAGCGCTTCGGCCCTACGGCGAATCTACTGAAGCAAAAGAAGAGCGCGCTGCTAACGCCCGATTAATAAAAGCTGCCCCTCTCCTGCTTAAAGCGTTGCAGGAACTGGAAGAAGCAGCGCGCCAAGTTATGGCGGGAGAAATGGCGCCATCCAGCATCATGATCGAACGGATGAAAGCCCAAGACGCCATCACTGAGGCACTCGGTAAATAGCTACAAGCAATAGCAATTAATCCACTTGACATACCTTGTGCCGCTCTCTACCATCTGCGGCACACCTTAACCGAAAAGGAACTTGCAACATGTCGATCGAAGCCCTGATCCAAGCCCATACCGAAGCGCTGCTCGCAAACACCGAAGCCGTCAAGCTGCTGACACTTTCCCTGGCCGGGCGTACGCCTACTAAGGAAGCGAAGATCGCCAAGGAAGATGTGAAAACCGTAACCGATCTTCTGACTGCCGAACCAGTCAAGAAAAAAGAACAGCCAAAGGTTCAGCCTGACGAGAACAACGACGCGCCAGAAGATCAAGCGCCAGATTCGACCCCTGTTCCTTACGAAACCGTGCGCGCATTGGTGCTTAAGCTGGCCCCGACGCAGCGTGAAGCGATCAAGGCGCTCAACGCCAAGCACGGTATCGCGAACCTGAAAGTGCTACTCGACAAAGAAGACGACTTCAGCACCGTGAACGACCAGGCAAAGCTGGAAGCCGTTTACGCCGACCTGCAGGCACTGGAGGAATAATTTATGAAAATGGGCGCGAAAGCGACTGTACGGGAGCCAGGAGCAATAACACCTAAGATTCGCTTCCCGGTTTTAATGCAAGGATCGGCGGGTTCTGTAGTGTTATTTGATTCTCCAACATCCGGGACTTGCGTTGCTGCTGCACCAGATTCTCTTATGCGATTTGGTCAGTATGCAGCAAATAGGGACATCTGCAAGTTCAAACCCTTTTACGGCGAAGTCGTATTGGAGAATGAGTGATGGGCGCACATGCACTCTTAAGTCCTAGCGGTATGCCAGCTGCAATTCGCTGTTTGGCTAAGCCGCATCGGGAACGCGGGTTGCCCGACCAGTCGAGCAGCTTTGCGGACGAAGGAACCGCAGCACATTTCCTCATGGAACAATGCCTGCTCGAAAACAAGGATGCCAAAGACTTTCAAGGTCTGCACATCCGGGTACAGGACGGCGTAACCGAGTTCCATACCTCCGGTCAATACCCGGTCGGCTTGGACATGATCGGCCCGATGCAGAAAGCCCTGGACTATGTGCGCGCTGTCGCCGATGGCGCCACGATCTACACCGAACAGAAGCTTAGCATTGCGCATATAACTGGCGAGTATTGGAACAGGGAAACGGGCGCCGTTTGCTTCCTGACTGACGCAGGCCAGTACGTCGACTTCGATAACGGAAACATTTATGGCGCTCACGAAGTAGAACCAGCTACCGGCACCACAGACGTTTGGATCATCAAGGGAAGCGTTGCGCACTCGATTGATCTTAAGTGGGGAATGGGCGTCCAGGTCTTCGCAAAAGACAACGAACAGCAGGAAATGTATACCGACGCCGGTTTGCAGGAGTTCGACTTCTTGGGCGAAGTGGAAGAGATCCATCTACACATCCTGCAGCCGCGCTTGCAGCACTTTGACGAGCACGTCCTGACCAGAACCGAACTCGATGCGCGTATCGAACTGATTCGCCAAGCGTCAAAGCGAATCGCTTTCACTAAAGGCGATGAGCTGCCGGCCACGCCCGGCGAGAAGCAGTGCAAGTTCTGTAAGCGCGCTGCGACATGCAACGAGCGTACCGATCACACCATGGAGCTAATTGTGGGCGAATTCGTGGATCTGGATAAGGGTTTCGTTCAAGTATCAATCGAGCAAGCCGAGAAGTTGCTCGCCCAGTCGTTTGGCGTTAAGCCTTCGGCAGTAGATAGCTACATGTCGGATGAAGACGTGAAGCACTTCACCGTCAAAAAGCCAAGCATTCGGCCATCGCTGGAAGCGGCAACCGAAGCGGTAGCCACGGCTGACGATGAGCGGTTGGCCACGCTGATGGACGCGGCCGACATGATCGAAGGCTTCGCCAAAGCGGTACGCGCTGAAGTTGAGCGCCGCCTACTGGCCGGCAAGTTCACCGATGCCCGCTACAAGCTGGTTGAAGGTCGGCAGGGCGCGCGCAGCTGGACCAACGAGGAGGAAGCCGAAGCCGCGCTGAAGGCGATGCGGTTAAAGGTCGACCAAATGTACGACTTCAAGCTGATCAGCCCCACAACGGCCGAGAAGGTATTGAAGGAAGCCAACCCGCGCAAGTGGAACAAGCTGCAGCCATTGATTGGACGTAGTGACGGCAAGCCATCCGTAGCGCCGGCCAGCGATAAGCGTCCCGCTTTGAGCATGGCGATTGCCGAGCAGTTCGAAGAGCTGCCAGCGGAAGTAGAAGAGTTCCAAAGCGGTGCGTCGATGATCGTCGAAGCACTGGTAGCAGTAGAGCAAGAATCTGTCGCCGAAGATAACTTCGACGATCTCGTTTAACCACTGAAATACCAACGACATATACTGAGGATTTACCATGAAACATACTTTCGCAAACGCCCGCATTTCCTTCCCGAACATCTTCGAACCGAAGGCTTCTGAAAGCGGTTCGCTGCAGTTCAGCGCTGCTTTCCTGTTCGCTCCCGACCATCCAGGTATCGCCGGGCTCGATGCGGTGATCGACCAGGTAGGGAAAGCCAAGTGGGGCGACAAGTGGCCGGCTGTTAAGAAGGAACTCAAGGCAGGCGACAAGCTGCTGACACACAACGGTGACAGCAAAGCTTCCCTGGCTGGCTACGAAGGTAACCTGTACTTCAACGCCTACAACACTGTGCGACCTACGGTGGTGGACCGCGACCGTAGCCCGCTGGTAGCCGCAGACGGCAAACCGTACTCGGGTTCGTATGTCAACGTGATCATCGACGTATGGGCGCAGGAGAACAAGTACGGCAAACGCGTTAACGCACAGCTTCAAGGCATCCAGTTCGTCAAGGACGGCGAAGCGTTCTCCGGTGGCGGCACCTCGGCAGACGCCAGCGACTTCGAAGAAATCGCAGATGGCGCAGACGCGGACGACCTGGCCTAAATCAACCGCCCGGCGAAAGCCGGGCAGCCTCAAGGAGAAAGATATGTCTCAGCCTCAAGTACACTTAAACCTTCTCGGCCTTCGAGTGCGCGATCGCGTATCCGGCTTTACCGGCGTAGTGACTTCGGTCTGCTTCGACCTCTACGGTTGTATCCAGGCGATCATCAACCCAGGTCTCCAGGCCGACGGCAAACTGGGCGAACAGTCTTGGTTCGACGTCAATCGATTGGAAGTGCTTTCCGACGTACCGGTTATGAACCGTCCGGATTTCGAGATCGGCGAGGTAGCGAAAGGCAACAAGGGAGCTGCTGAAAAGCCGCTCTGCAATCGGGCCTAACCGCAAAAGCAACACCAGAAGGCCCGGCTCTCGTCGGGCTTTTTGTTGACCGCTCGTCGGGATACGCAAGACAACACAAGTAACACGTTGTACAGTTGGCTTATCGAAACCAAACAGTAGGGAGAAGGGAAATGAACGTAGCAGAGCTTATCGAATTCTTGAAAACGCAGCGCCAAGACTTGCAGGTCGTTTACCGGTGCTGCAGCGAACAATGTCTGCTAGAAGCGGAAGACATTCACGTTGGCGAAAAGTGTGAGCCTCGACCGGACGGATGGGTTCAGAATAAGCGACCCGACATGCCAACCAGAACTTATCTCATTCTGCCGGGGAACTGAAATGAACATCACATTCAGCGTCCAGTGCTACAAGAAGCTCCGCGCCAAGGGGTACAAACCAGCCGCCGCGCTCCATGCGGCCAGGTTCTATAAATCCCGTTATCCGTTCATCAAGTAGGGCTCAACGCCATGCGCTACCACATCTTGACCCCCATTCTTTTGCCGCGCGGATTTATCGACTGGGTGAACCCGTGGCGCGTTCCCGAAGGTGATCAGGCGTATCTGTACGGCGAAGAGTTCGCCACTCCTTACTGCCCCGTAATTATTGAGGTGATCCAATGACAGCATTTGAACAGGGCTATGAAGCATTCCTGCGCGGCCTGAAACGTGAAGAAAACCCGTTTGACGCCAAGAAGTGTTCGTTTTCGGTCAAGCGCTGGATTGACGGCTGGAACAAGGCGTACCGCGCACGGCAGGAGAAGCAGACATGATCACGAAATGCATTGTCTTCTGCCTGGTTTGCTTCTGGCTTCCGCTGTCGTGGTGGCTGATATGACCACCTACTACGCCTGCCTTATCGCCCTGGCCTGCAACGGCCTTCCGCAACTTATTCAATGGTGCATGTCATGACTCGATTACAAGAAATGAAACTGATTGCAGAAGGATCTGAGCGTGATCGTCTGGAACTACAGAAGCAGCTAGACGCCCAACGCCTGCGCGCCGATACGGCTGAGGCTTACGCGAAAGGAGTCAGTAAGTCGTTCGACGATCTTTCAGCTATTGTCGGCTACAGCACTGAGCGACTCGGGCAAACCGGCGAGTCGCCTATGGATTGCGCCGAGCAGATTGTCAGGAAACTTGCCGCCGCCGAGCAGCTCATTGCGGACCTGTCCGCCGACAATCAGCAACTGCGCAAATTGCTCGAACAAACACTGGCAGCGCTCAACCCTACAGCGAAGCTTTCGAAGTCGATCCGCGCCGCCCTCAACCCCAAACCCGAGCGTCACTATTCTGACTGCGCCACCAACAATCGTGGCGTACCAGAACTACTCGGGCCATGCGACTGTGGCTATGAGGGGGGCAAATCCAAATGACCCGCATACCACCAAGGCTACTCGGCCTGATTGATGCATTCGAGCGCGCCACCGTAGTTTGCTGTAGAACACCGGCCCGCAGCGCTGACAAGGCACGCGTCGAGAATGCCAAAAGTGCCGCAAAGGCCAGGCTGTTTGACGCAGTTATTGTTCTGGCGAACGTCAACCCCAAACCCGAGGTAGGAAGTCATGATGCGTAGTTGGCTGCAAATCCTGCCCGTCTTCATTTACAAGCGGATCGCTCGGCGCTTGGCTTCAAGGCTTACGATCGGCACCACAAAATTTGCTGAGCCAGCCCGCGACATTCTGATAAGGATCGAACCATGACCAATAACCCAAGGATTGACGGCGTGTCGCGGGACGCGCTAACCGTACTTATGGAAACTTTCAAGTTCTCCATCGAGCACGGTAAACAACCAACCTTTTCAAAGGGCGATGCCGAGTTCTTTATCAAGCAACTTTCGACGATGCTGGATGCCCCTGTCGTCGAGTGCCAGCCTGCACCGTTTTACGTGACGCAAGACGGTAAAATGTACGCCAAGGCTGAAGAGTTACTGGCATCGCCAATCGTACAAAGGCAACTCGCCGAGTTTTCCAAAATTCGCACCCCGGAAGATAAGCGCTGCTCGCCCGAACTTGCCGCCCTGCAATCCACCATCGCCCAGCTACAGGCTCGGGTTGCTGAGCTGGAGAGTGCCAGGGGTGAGCCGGTTGGAGAAGTTGGGTCAATGCCTGGAACGTCAGGGTTCACAATGGCCGCATTCAAAGCTGATGAGGTTCCGATTGGTACGAAGCTGTTCACCACCCCGCCAGCGCCGGGCGCAGTGGTGCTGCCTGAGCGCAAGCCAGATATCAACCGCTCGTTTGAGGGCACCGATGCAGAGTGGTACGGAAATATCGCATGGAACGCCTGCCTCGACGCCACCGCTGCGCTGAATGGTGAGCGGAAATGACCCTCCCAATCGCAACAGAAACCATCGTCGAGCTTTACCTCGATCAGATGATGACGGAACAGCAGATTGCAAATCGCCTTGGATGCAGCCAGCAGACCGTTGGTTATCGTCTTCGCAAGGCTGGCGTATCGCTGAAGCGCACCAACAAGCTGCACATGTACAGAACGCTAAAACCGCATCTGCCGGTACTGCGAGCAATGACCAAGGAAATGCGCAAGCGTCGCCGGGAAATTGCAGAGTTCGTGGTAGATCCGAGAAACCCGGATAAGGAGCGCAAGAAGCAGGCCGAGGCGCTGGTGATTCTCAACCGGGAAATCAAAGCCATGGAGATAGTGATCAGCAAATGAACCTAGATAAATGCATTTTCCTAGACACGGAAACGTTCTCCGAAACGCCCATCAATAACGGTACGCACCGTTACGCAGAAGGCGCCGAGATAATCATGTGGCAGTGGGCGGTCGGCGATGGGCCTGTGATTATCCGGGATGGGGATGAAGACGTGTCGGATCTCTTAGCGCTACTGGCCGACCCTTCTTACGAGAAAGTGATCCAGAACAGCGCTTTCGATCGCACCGTTATGACCCACGCGATCGGCTTTACGATACCAGTGGAAGAGACGTTCGATACGATGGTCTGCGCTATGGCGCATTCATTGCCAGGCGCTTTGGAGAAGCTTGGGGATATCCTCGGGATAGCGAAGGACAAGGCGAAAGACAAGGCCGGCAAGGCGCTGATCCAGTTGTTCTGCAAGCCGCGGCCAAAGAATCAGATCCTCCGGCGCGCTACTCGCGAAACGCATCCTGTCGAGTGGGAAGCCTTTCGCGAGTACGGGCGTCTCGATATTGAGGCCATGCGCGAGATCTACAAGAAGCTGCCGCGTTGGAATTACCGCGGTTTTGAGCGCGACCTATGGTGTTTAGACCAGAAGATTAACGAGCGTGGTGTAATGCTTGACATCGACCTGGCGCATGCGGCGATCCGCGCCAGCGAGAGAGCGCAAAAGCAGTTGGCTAAGCAAGCGCACGATATGACTGCAGGTGCGGTGACCAGTGCCAACCAGCGCGATCGGATGCTTGAGCACATCCTTGAGGAGTACGGCATTGCGCTCGCGGACTTGAAAGGTTCAACCATTGAAAAGACCTTGGCGGATGTCGACATGCCGTTCGAACTCAAAGAGCTTTTAATGGTGCGTGTAGAAGCGTCTCGTACCAGTGTGTCGAAGTACAAACGGGTTATATCGGGTTCTAGCAGCGACGGACGTATGCGCGGCACAGCGGCCTTCTGTGGCGCTCTGCGCACTGGCCGGTGGGCGGGCCGGCTTTTACAATTGCAAAACTGCCCCCGTCCTACGATCAAAAACAAAG